ATTCATATACCTTACTTGATAATAACTATTCTGTTCCATCTATTTTTCAAATATGGGATAGAAAAAGTATTGTTCGTGAAAAGACAAAATTAAAAACAAAATCTGATTTAATAACCTTTGTTAAAAAAAATGATAATCCTGATTATTCTTTTAGAAGGGTGGGATTTTATGCTGGTATGATTTATGATGAAATTAATGAAAAATCAGAACAATCACACTATTTTGTAAAATCAAGTGTTGAAATTAAAGATTTCTTAAAGAATTATAAATGGGATCATAATAATACTGCTGGACCAAGAAGTATTGGTAAATCAGAGATAATAAAAATTGTTGAGGAATATGACGAAAGTAAGAAGAGTTAAAGATTTTTATACACTTAATCCAGAATTATATAAGTAATTTCTAAAACATATAGAGGAAAACAACTTAAATAAATCAAAGTTGATAGAAACTCTTATAGAGGAATATATGAAAAAAGTTATTAAAAAATAAAAAATTTCCTTATCTTTGTGTCCTTAAAAAATTATTAAAAATGTGCGGTGGGTTTTTTCTAAAATTTTCTAACACGGAAGTTAATTCGGAGGACAGAACCACACTTACACATAACTAAGAAATATATCCAGTACCCCCCAACCCCAACAAAATCAAGGTATTAAACAACACAACCTTCAAGATTCAAAAATAAAATTGTAATTAATATGATTAAAAAATTGGTTCATTTCTCAGATTTACATTTGAGATTAATTAAAGACCACGACCTATATAAAACAATCCTTACGGATATGTTCAATCAATTCAAGGAAATAAAACCTGATAGAGTGGTATTCACAGGTGATTTAGTCCATAGTAAAAACCAAGTCAGTCCTGAACTTATTGAAATGGTAAGGTGGGTATTGGATGAATGTTCAAAGATAGCCAAAACAATTATAATTGTAGGCAACCATGACATGCTTGAAAACAACTTATCAAGACTAGACACATTAACCCCCATCATTCAATCAATGGACAATGACAATATTGTTTATTACAAGGATAGAGGTGTATATCAAGACGAGAATATAGATTGGGTTGTTTATTCATTATTTGAACACAACATCCCACCAATTATAGAGAAGTCAGACAGATTAAAGATTGGATTATTTCACGGACCCATTGTTGGTTTATATACCGACATTGGATATAAGTTTGAGACAGGATATGAAGTGGATAAGTTTGATGGGTGTGACCTAATTCTATGTGGAGACATACACAAACGTCAAATTTTTGATATTCCAAATGGTAAGAAAGCATATATGATAGGTTCAGTTGTACAACAAAACTATGGGGAGAATATAAAGAAACACGGATTTGGAATTTATGATGTAATAAATAACAAATATTCCTTTGTGGATTTGGATAATCCAAGACCTTTCCTTAAATTTGTTATTAATTCATATGAAGACATTCTTAACGAAAATGAAACACTCGCAAATGGTTAATACCCCCTTCAATTACACCGGTTCAAAGTTTAAGTTATTAGACCAACTAATTCCAAACTTCGATTACACCAAGAAATATTTCGTTGATTTATTTTGTGGTGGAGGTTCGGTCTATACCAATGTTGTTGACCGATATGAAAAGATATTGGTCAATGACATTATAAAAGAATTGGTTGGAATCCACAAAGATTTGGTTAATGATTCAACATCTATCATAACCAAAACAAAGTCCGTATTGGTCAATAAGGATGACTCTGAGGGGTTTATGGAATTGAGAAAAAGTTTCAATACCAATAAGTCCCCAGAGAAGTTATGGGCATTAATGTTATCTTGTACAAACAATATGATGAGGTTCAATAAGAGTTTTGAATTTAATCAGACATTTGGAAAGAGAACCTGGAATGCTTCAACCGAGAAGAAGGTGAATGAATTTGTTGGACATATCTCCAACCACAAAGATAAGATTTATTTTATATCCAAGGATTTTAGTGAGATTAAACCCAAAAATCCCAGTATGATTTATATTGATCCCCCATATACAAATACTGAGGCGGGATATAATGCTTATTGGTCAAAGACAAAAGAAAGTCAGTTGTATGATTATATTGTTGAATTAAACAATATGGGTCATTCATTTATGTTGAGTGGTGTATTGGGGGAACATAAGAACAACGAGAAGTCTGAGATTATTTATAAGTTATTGGATGATGGATTTAATCATAAGATATTGGAAGGTGATTATGAGAAGGTGGCAAGAAATAAGAACTCCAAGAATAGTCAGGAGATAATAATATATAACTATAATGAACAAACTAACCCTCAATAAACAAAACCAAAAGGATTTAACTGATTATTGTAAGTTAAATAACATTGAAGATGTTGATAAGTTCTTTCAGAAATGTTTTAAGAAGGGATATGATATTGAGAGATATGGTTTAATTGGTAATAACACAGAAAAAATTATTGAATATGTTGAGAAAGAAATTCCGATTGAGGTTATTAAATATGTGGAAAAAGAGACGATTAAAGAGATCCCAATCGAGGTCATTAAAGAGGTTGAGAAGATTGTTGAAATAATCAAAGAAGTCCCAATTGAGCAGAAAATATTTTCCACAAATGAGGTTATAGTAGAAAAAATTGTCCAAGTACCGGTGGAAGTGGAGAAGATAGTGGAAAAAATTGTCCAGGTTGAGGTAATCAAGGAGGTTGAAAAACCAAATGAAAAGATGGTTATGTTACAAGAAACCTTGATGAAATTGAGAAGGGAAATGGGTGATAAGGATAAGATAATAACTGAACTCAATAATAAGATTGAACAATTGGTATCAAATACTGGTGCTGTTTATATGAAAGGTTCAAACATAAGTCAAAACTTGTGATATTTATAATTAAAACAATTATGAAAAGAATTAGAAGATTAACCGAATCTGATTTAACCAAACTAATCAAAAGAACAATCAATGAGATTAGAGAAGATGACCCCTACGACCAATTAAAAAAATTCTTGAAAGATAGAATTAGTTTTGAAGGATATGACTTCAAAAGGAAAGTTGATAACAAATTCACCCAACTTTTTGAGGTATTTTTGGATGAGTATGGTTGGGCAATCAAAAGATATGGGCAAAAGAAAGCATTAATTGAATGGTTACAAGGACTTCCCAGTTCAATTGATATCCCATACTATTATTACGATATATCAAATTTATTACATGCTTTAGGGTTTGATGATATAAAAGAAATGGAAGATGATGAATTGTCTGACTTCTACTATTCAATTGTCGCTGACACCATATTGGAAAATAAATAACATAATATTTACCTTTTATATAATCCCACTATTTTAATATAAAAAAGTAGTGGGATTTGTTTACTTTATCAAAGATAACTCAGATCAGGTTAAGATTGGTTATACAAAAAGAAAGGTTAAAAATAGGCTTAAGGAGTTGAATTCCCCAAATTTAATCCTTATACTTGAATACGAAACAAAGTACCCCACCCAACTTGAAAAAGCTCTCCATTTCAGATTTAAACATTATAATATTGAACGAGAATGGTTTTGTTTGGATGACTTCAAGACCGAAGAATTGAAACAAATATGTGAAAAGTTGGATGAGTCAATTTGTATAATAAATGACAAAACAAATATAATTTAACGATGGAAAACGATTTAACATAAAAATTAATGGACTCCAAAAGATTTATGGATATTGTATCTAAAGGTGATAGTATTACGAAGTCCCCAATTTCAAGTCAAGGAGGAATATACTACTACATTGACAAATCTGAACCAAACCCAACATTAAAAAATTATGAACTCCCAATGGGGTTAGTTGAAAAATTCAGACAAACATTTGGTGATGAAGATGGTAATGTCGGACTTTATCTAACTGAAGCGGAAATAAACAATTTTGTAAAAACAAATGAAATTCCAAAATCAATAGTTGAATGTATTCAATGTTCTCTTAATAAACTTGGAAACGATAATGTAATATCCCCAAGATTATTCAATCCTGACGATTTAAGTATTACTTGGGATATAATGAGTGATAATGGTTTAAAATATAAAATTTCAATAAACATACAAAAATAATATACAAATATGATTACAATTCAAATTATCACTTGGTTCATCTTATCCTATGGATTAATGAACATTATGGTTTACGGAAGTATATTCCAAGGACTAAGAGATTTCTTTAAGAAAGCTGGAGATTCAAATTCAAAATTATCATTCTTCCCAAGATTTATTGATGGTATTTTATCTTGTCCGATGTGTTTCAGTTTTCACGGAGGATGGTTTTTATCATTGGTAATATTCTCACCAATTCATACATTATATGGAATTCCAATATGGGGTTCTTGGTTCTTTGATGGAATCTTATCATCTGGAGCTGTATGGGCAATCAATGCGGTTGTTGAATATTTTGAAGAAAACAGACCAAAACAATGAAAGTATTGGAATTATTTGCTGGGAGCAGGTCAATAGGAAAGGTTGCGGAATCATTGGGAATGGAGGTATTCTCGGTTGATTGGGAACAATATGAGGGAATTAATTTATCAAAAGATATTGGTGAATTAACCTTAAATGATGTTCCCTTCGTTCCGGACTTTATATGGGCATCCCCAGATTGCACAACATACACAATTGCGGCAATATCCCACCATAGAAACGGAACTGAACCCAAAAGTGAATATGCCAAGAAATGTGATATCGTTAATCAACATTTTATATCTTTAATAAAGGAATGGTTAAAGATAAATCCCAATATGGTATTCTTTATTGAAAATCCAAGGGGGATGTTGAGAAAGATGCCCTGGATGCAAGAATTCACAAGACATACCATTTGGTATTGCGTATATGGTGATGAACGAGCCAAACCCACAGATATATGGACAAATAGTAATACTTGGATACCAAGACCTGTTTGCAAGAATGGGAATACGGAATGTCACCACCAACCAGCACCAAGGGGAAGCAAAACTGGAACTCAAGGTAGAAAGGGATCTTATGAACGAAGTAAAATTACACAAGAATTATGTTTTGAAGTGTTAAATACATTATTGGATGATTGGAACTTATTAAACAATTATATCGTTAATCCACCAAACCCAAATAATAAATTGATGGAAACTTATAAAAAATACCTTGAGGAAGTAACCGAAATAAAGGAAGCTTATGAAAGTGGGGATTTGCTTGGTACTCAACCCCACATTGAAGAAATGTTCAATGATCCTAATGAATTAATCATATTGACTGAAGAGGAGTTTAATAACAAAAAAAATGAGTTTAAACAAAGGTGGTATGAGTAATTACGATTTATTAAACAAAGTAATGTGGGAGACATATAACGATGTTAAGAAATCAGATTTCAAAATGGATGGACTTGAAACTCATAAAAGATTGGAGATATTAGAAAATTATTTACTACCATATTTCATTAAACACGAAGAATATGAAATATGTGATGAGTTAAAAAAACAAATTGAATTAATAAAATAGATGGAAAATATAATTGAAATAACTCGTCCAGTTTTTCTAATAAACTTGGACAATCCAAGAGAATTCACTTATAATGCTGAAGACTCTGGTGAAAATTGGAAAACCATAATGGTACAAAATTATACATTCGGATTTCCTGAATTAAAAGAAAATCAAATATTATTCAAATACACAGAAAATAGAGGTTATATACATGAACAAACTAGATAAAGATTATCAAGCACTACTCCAAGAATACCATTATCTAATTAAAAAATGAAATACATCTATAATATCATCAAAGAATATAAATTTTCTTTGATGTTTATATATCTATACATCATAATAGCCCAACTATTATTTTTGGTTGAACCTTTTATCTTGGGAAAGACGATTGATGGTTTATTGGTTAAAAATTATATGTGGTTGGGTGTTTTTTTGGTTATTAATATATTACAAAATATTTTTATGTATAAGAGAATGGTATATGATACCAAGGTTTATACAAAGATGTATAATGATATTATATTTAGATTCCTTAAACACAATAAAGATGCGGAAACATCCGTTAAGATAGCAAGAACTGATTTAACCAATTATGTGATTAACTTCTTGGAGAGTGACATTCATTATTTTGTAATGGCATTAATTAATATTGTTGGAAGTTTGGTTTTTATATTTTATCAACATACATTAACAGGATTTGTTGTCATTAGTTGTATTCTACCAATATCATTGATTGTTTATTTATTCTATAACAAGATTGCTCAAGCCACACGAGTCTCACATACCCACTACGAACAAAAGACGAAGACAATGGAAACAAATGATGATACAAACATTGAAACATTTTATAAGAGGAGAGCTAAAGTTATTGTCGGTATGTCAACAATACAGGGTAAGAATTGGGCGTCGTTGAATATTGTTAAAAGTATCTTTTTGGTGTTAGCCTTGGTGATATTTACTAGTTATAATTTTAATATGACCCAGGGTGAAGCTGTTGCGATGTATGCTTACATTAATCAGTTTTTAATCTCTCTGATGTCATTTCCTATTGCTATGGAAATCTTTGCGAGAATGAAAGATGTTGTTAACCGAATAAAAATATAATATGAAATTTGTAGTATTAAAAGAATTAAAGGATGGATATTTGATTATGGCACCAAATGGTGATACCCAATATATTACCGAACATATCTATAAGGTATTAAAGATGAAAAACAAGATTTAATCAATATTTATTATTAAAACACAATGAGAGATATTATCAGAAAAATATTAGAAGAACAAACCAGCGAGAAACAAAGAAGAAAGGTTGAAAAAACAATTAATGAAATACTCAATACCATTAAAACGGATATTGAAGAAAATGATAATCCAAATGAATATAATGAAGATATTACTGATTGGATTGATTCTATTGTAAAAATAGATGTAATTGATTTGGGTGAAAATGAAAGAGGTTTAGTTGCTACAGTAAATACTTATTCTGAAGGACTTATGTCTCACTATAATTTTGAGCCAATTTATTCTGAAATTGAATTCTACTTCAAACAAATAACATCTATAAGATTACGCATCAAAGAAATTGAACTTATTCGCAACAAAACAGATCGTAATTGGTAATGAAAACCTATATCCATGTCAATCAACATCACATCCGTTCCAATAAAACAAAAGGAACAAACTTACCTGTTATAACCGTAAAACAAGGTAAGAAGAATACCTATTGTAATGAAGTTGAGATATTAGGTCCGAGTAAAGTTATATATGGTGGAAATGATAAACCCCTCCTTTCGTGTGGTGCCAGGGTTGTTATTATCACCGAATCTGAGGTTATAATTAAAGAGATTCCACCCCAATAAAGGTGGAATTTTTGTTTGACAATCTCACCCAAATTTTCTATTATTCATCTATCACAATTAAAATTTAAGACGATGATAGTATATGAATTTACAATGAAAGGTAATGGTGGTAAAGATATTCATTATCTAACACCAGATCAAGATGTTGCTGAAATGGATGGACAAGATACCATAATCAAATGGGAATCCAATTTTGCTCCTGAAGAATACCAAAATGACAATGATGAATGTAGATTGAAGGCTAAAGAAGCTGGATATTCTTATTGTAATGGATTGGGATGGGTTAAACTTTTAAAACAATTATAATATGTTCATCGAATTCAAACAAGAAGAAAGTTCTGTTTATATTAATTTGGATAAAATAGTTTCCGTTTATAAAGATGGGGATAATGTTACAATGATTACAACCGTAAATCCAAATGAGTTCTACAAAGTTAATCACTCAATTAAGGATGTTCTTCACACATTAAGATGTTACGGAGAAAAAATGTTTTCAATACAAAAATTTAAATAAATAAAAAAAATGGGAAAAAAAGCTAAAGAACACAGAAAGAAAGTAGCCAAAAGAAACGAAAAGATTGCTACTGAGAAGAAAAAGTTTCAAAAACAATACACACAATTGTTGGAACAAAAATTAAAAGAATACCAAGAAAAATTAACCCAAAATGAACAACTTGAAAATGATTTGAAGGTTTCAATTGGGGGACAAGAACTTGGCTTCTCAATCGTTGATCCAAGTGAATTGGAAAATAGAGAAAGTGATGTTGATACCGATTTTCCTGGGTAATAACGAACTTTAAAAACAATTAAACTTATGGAAAAATTAAAAGAATTAAAAATTAAGTGGTTAAGTTTAAGAGATGAATATGATGAATTATATCCCTATGGTAGGGACGGTTCAACCTCTTGTGATATTTTATTAGTCAAAACAGAAATTGAAAACCTATAAAATTCTTGTTGTGGGGCGTTTCCTGTAAGTGACCTGCGGTAGGAATGACCTGAAAAGGTTGGGAAATTCTTTTTGTTTTTCATCACGAAACTCCATTTGAAACGGAATGGTAGCAATTACTTATAACACAAATGTTTACGAAAGTTTGATAAAATCCAAAACATCCAATAACAAATATGGATTTATTTAATCCACCACCAGAATACAATTACAATTTTATGATAAAAGATATAGATTTCAACAAATTTGATAATCCATACATCCAGGTTATTTGGGAAGATTATGCCGAAAACTTCACACAAGAAAAAATAAAAAGTGTAAAACATTACTTCCAAAAAAAATATAACTCAACCAATATCAATGTTATAACCAAGACAAAATCAGTTGAAACAACAAATCAATCGGTTGATGTCTCCTTCAATATCCTTGATAAAAATTATCAATATGAATTGGTTAAATCATACCTTGACACCAAAAATCAAAATCAATTGTCAGATGAAATATTCAATCTTGACAGAATAGTTGATAATAGACTATTATCAGATGAAGATGTAACCCCATTCAAAAAATGGTATATCAAAAATATTGAATTCTCCAATTTCTTATCTTATGGACAAAATCAAAAAATAGATTTTGACAAATGTAATGGTATCTCGGTGGTGGAATCAACGCCTAGTAATTTTGGCGGGAAATGCGTTAGGGGTGATACGGAGATTGAAATAGAATTTGATATTGACTATATAATTAATAAGTTAGGGTTTTTACCCAATGAATTAAAATAATTACATTCACTCCTTACCTTTTTAGTTATATGGGTATATTTATTTCTAAAAAGGTATGGGAAAAATGTGTAATTTTACGGAAAATCAAATTCAAGATATAATAAATTTATATATCAATGAAATGAAATCCACAACTTTTATATCCAAAAAATACAATGTTGATACATCAACAATTGTTAAAAGATTAAAAGATGCGGGAATTACTATTGCTAAAGGTTCTGCATTTAGTGTTAAATATTGGATTCAAAGGGGTTTAACTGAAGAAGAATCGAAAAAGAAAGTTAAAGAAATGAAACCAAATTTAATTGAATATTGGATAAGTAGAGGATTTTCATTAGAAGATGCTAAACTTCAAACAGAATTACACTTGATGAACACTGAAAGGTCATTCATAATAAAATATGGTGAAAAAGATGGAGTTAAACTTTTTCAAGAAAAAAAACTTAAAGAAGGTAAATTACACTCACCAAGAAGTGTTGAATATTGGATAAAAAAAGGATTTTCAGTTGAAGAGTCAAAAAATAAAGTTTCAGAATTCCAAAATAAATTTAGTTTAGTTAAATGTATTGAGAAATATGGGGAAGATGAGGGTAAAAAGATATTTTTTGAAAGACAAAAAAAATGGCAACAATCACTATATAAAAACGGTAATTTAAAATCAGGATATTCAAAAGTGTCACAAGATTTGTTTTTTGAATTATTAAAATATTACGAAAATATTGAAGAATTGAATTATGTTATGTTTGCTAAAAAAGGTGGTGAATTTGTATTAACTGGTGATGAAGGGTTTTATAGATATGACTTTACCGATACTTTTAATAAAAAAATTATTGAATACAATGGAGATAGTTATCATGCAAATCCTAATATTTTTATAACTACAGATACCCCAAATCCTTTCCGTAAAAGTATAACATCTGAAGATATTTGGAAAAAAGATGAGGTTAAGATTAAATTAGCCAATAGACATAATTTTGATGTGTTAGTGATATGGGATTCTGAGTATAGAAAAGAAAAAGATGAGGTTATTAAAAAGTGTGTAAAATTTTTAAAAAATGAAAATTAAAATAGGGGATTTATATAATTTATACCAAAAATATGGTGATTTAGGGTTTAAAGTAAACACACCATATGGGTATAAAAACATTGAATGGTGTGGTATAACTGAAAAAAATGCTGAAGTTTATAGATGCGAACTTGATAATGGGATGTCTGTTGAAGGTGCCGATTATCATAAGTTAAAAAATACCGATAACCAATTCGTTGTTCTTAAAGAGATTAAAATTGGTGAAAGCATACAAACTATTAGTGGTAGTAGTAATGTCTCCAACATTGAATTATTGGACATTAAAGATGACCTATATGATATCCAAGTTGCTGAAGTTCATCAATATTATACAAATGGTATTGTGTCTCATAACACCGTTCTAACCGTTGATCTATTGTTATTCTTATTCTTCAATGAAACAACCAAGACAACCAAAGCTGAAGAAATATTCAATAGATTCTCAAACTACGATAAAGTCCATGTCAAAGGTGAAATAATAATTGATGGGGATGAATATATCATCATCAGAAATATTGAAAGAAAAAAGAAAAAGGATGACACCTGGAATGTAAAAACTGAATTGGACTTCTATAAGAAATTATCAGATGGTTCATTACAGAACTTTACTGGGGAACAAAGAAGAGAAACGGAAAACTTTATTAAAACATCCATTGGAACAAAGGATGATTTCTTAATGACAATTCTAACCACGGCAACAAACCTTGAAGAGTTAATTGATTCCAAACCCACAGCAAGAGGACAAGTATTATCCAAGTTTATGGGATTGGACTTCCTTAAAAAGAAAGAAGAAATTGGAAAGGAAATCTATTCGGAGTTTTCAAAATCAATGTTATCAAATGTTTATTCCAGTGAGAAACTGAAGTCAGATAATGATGGATATTCCACCAGGATAAATGAATTAACATCAGACAATATCACCCAACAAAACAATTTGATTGATGTTCAGAACAGAATAATCAAGGGACAAGAATATAGGGATAATCTATTGAAATCCAAACATATGGATATTGATATTGAAATCGCCAAGATTGTACCGGAAAATGTTCAAAGCGAAATTATGGGAATTAAAACCCTAAAACAAGGTGTTGATAGACAATTAAAAGAACTCAAGGTTATTGAGCCAACAGAGTTTTATTCAGAACAAGAACACGATAAGTTAAAGGAAACCCATAAAGTTCTATACAAAGAAATTGTTCAGATTGAACAGAAAATCAAATCAATCAATGAACTTAAATCCTCCGTTGATGGTGGGATTAAGTGCGAACATTGTGGGATTGAATTGATGATGGCATCCATAACCCAATCAAAAATATCTGAACTTGACAATTATAACATACAAAAGAACCAATTTGAGGGGGAAATGAATATTATAATTGACAAAGAAGCCAAGTATGTCCAACTCAAAAAAGAATTTGATGAGTATGAGAAAAACAAACTTATCAAAGAAAAATATGAATTGACAATTGAAGGGTATGTGATGAAAATTAAAGGATTGGAAGATAAGTTGGAAAAATTCAATTTGTTACAGGATAACATATCCACCAACAGCAAGATTGAAACCCAACTTATCAAAGCTAACCTAAGAATTGAGGAATTAGATAGGGAGAAGACTTCCGTTCAAAGAATTATTGATTCAAACAATTATCAGGTTCAGTCATTGAAAGATAAGATTGAGCAGAATGAACAAACAATTGTTAAGATTAAAGAAGAAGCTAACAAGGAGAAAATCTATAAGTTATATTTGGAAATCTTTGGGAAGAATGGAATATCCAAAACCATAATGAAAACAATGATTCCGATGTTGAATTCTGAGTTACAAAGGTTATTGGAAGATAGCTGTCATTTTAGATTGGAGATTAACATAAATGACAAGAATGAGGTTGAATTTATAATGATTGATAATAATACCCAGATTGAGAAACTTATGTCATCAGGATCAGGTTATGAAAGAACTGTGGCATCATTGGCGTTGAGAGCGGTACTAACTAAAATAAGTTCTTTACCAAAACCGAATATTGTGGTAATGGATGAAGTGTTTGGAAAAATATCAAATGAAAATCTTGATATGGTTGGTGAATTTTTTGGTAAAATAAAGAACTATTTTGAGAAGTTGTTTGTTATAACTCATAACCCACTTGTTAGTAATTGGGCGGATAACATTGTTAAAATTACAAAGGAAAATAATATCAGTAGTGTAAGTCAATAAAAGTTTCTTACCTTTATATTCCACAATTTAAAACACATCAATATGAAGTATCTATTAACAGTTTTTGTGTCACACAAAAAACAGGAAGATTTTGTCATCTCTTTGGCAAAAGAAGTCCAAACCCTCACCTCAAAAGAAGTTAAATATTTTTATGGGGAACAAACCATCCTAATGACATTTGAAACCAGGTCATCTTTCAAACAGGCCACAGATTTCTTTAATGCAATCTTGGGTGACTTATCAATCCCCTTTGTATTAGCACAAACTGACAAAATGTCATATTGGTTTAATAAAGAGAATGAACAACATCTATTTGGTACGGATTTGTGTGCAACAAATGATGATTATTCAGAAGATGAACAAGATGAACTTAGGGATGATTTATTCCTTGGATTCAATGATGTACCAAAAAAACCAAAAGGAGAATGGGGACCACCTCCTAGTAGCAGACACTTTAGTGATAGATTTAATCGTTTATTCGGTGATGACAAAAAGGAAGTTGTTAAACATATTCCCACCTTGGATGAACTTTTGGACAAGATTAATGTTAGTGGTATGAAGTCATTGACTGACGAAGAAAAAGAATTGTTAAAAAAATATTCAAAATGAAAGAGAAAAATTCAGGTATTCCAATTAATCAAGAAGAGATCCAATCCTACCTCAAGGACATTCGTAAGAAGAAAGTTATGACTCCTGAGAGGGAGAAAGAACTATCCGTCCTAATGAAGTCTGGTGAATTGACACCAAGACAGATTGAGGATGTTAACAAAGAACTATTGGAAGGTAATTTACGATTTGTAATTACGGTTGCCAAACAATATCAAAATCAAGGACTTGATTTGGCTGAACTAATTGCTGAAGGTAATTATGGTTTAATGAAAGCAATCAAGAACTTTGACTGGAATAAAGATTTGAGGTTTATATCCTATGCTGTGTGGTGGGTTAAACAATCAATTATTCAAAGTTTGAATGACAATGCAAGAACCATTCGTCTCCCAGTTAATGTTGTCCAAGACTTACATAGAGCCAAGAAGGAGATTGAAGCCAAGGGTGGTGAATTGGAAGGTAAGTTTGCGTCATTACCATCAATGATTAACCTTGATATGGATATCAATGAAGAGGGTGATAGTTTATTTGATGTTATCAAAAATGATGAGGCGGATATGCCGGATGAGTCATTTAACACCAAAGACATTCTTAGAACCAAATTGCTGGGACTATTGACCTGTTTGGATGAACGAGAACGAGTTATAGTGGAAGATTATTTTGGGTTGACAGGAGCACCAAGAACATTGGAAGACATCGGTGGTGACTTTAATTTGACGAAAGAGAGGGTGCGCCAGATAAAGGAAAAAAGTTTGAGAAAGTTGAGAAACTTATCCAATGATTTATTTGAGTGGATGTAATAACAATTAACTAATATTTATAAAAAAATAAAGTATGAAAACAATAACTGAATTTATTGGGAAACACGGACTAATCGTAGTATTCGTTCTATTAATGGTGTCCACTTGTACTACTTCTATGAGTAGAAAAATGAGTGAAAAGAAAATGTTAAAACAAGTTGAGGGAGTCCAAAAAAGTTTGGATATCTTGACCAAAACTCTACAAAAAGAAATCAAAGTTGAAGGATTGAAAGTTGAGAAAAGAATGATACAATCAACTGACAGAAAAATAATGGATTTGAATAGACAAGCTGAAATAGATAAAGAACTCAAGACCTTAGATAAATGAATAACTTATTAAAATGGATTAAAGATAATCCCATCCGATCAATGTTCTTAGTCCCCATCTTTTTGGTGGCGGGTATATCCATATCTCACGTTGTTGCTTGGTATGATATTACCAATCCATTCAGTTGGGCAATCTATCTATCGGTGGCAATAGAAATAGGTGCGATTACCGCTCTAATTGCCGCTACACAGAAGATTAAAGGTGGGGTATGGTTTATGTTCGGATTGGTCACATTCGTTCAAATGATTGGAAATATATTCTATTCATATAAGGAGATTGATGCAAATGGTGAGTTATTCAAAGCCTGGGTTGAACTTATGTCCCCAATATTTGAGATATTTGGGACAGAACCAACGGATGTGATTTCACATAAAAGATGGTTGGCAATACTAGGTGGGGGATTACTCCCAATCATATCATTAACATCATTACATTTCTTTGTGAGATATGAAAAACCCAAACCAATAATTGAGAACGATAGGGATTTGGAAATAGTATCTTTGTTTGATTTGAAATCAACATTGGAACAAGAAGAAAAACCAAAGACAAAGAGGGGAAGAAAGAAAAAAGAACCAATTCAAGAAGAACCAAAAGTTGAAGAGACTCAAGAAGTTGAGGAAATAATTGCTGAAGAAGTTGAAAGTATAACTGAGACAACAACACTACCAACAATACAATTCATACCAAAACCACAATATATTGAGAAACCAAAACCAAGAAAATTAACATATACTAAAATACAATAAAGTGGAGGTAATTAAATACGGAAACTTTAAACCATTAGGTAAACAAAAGAAGAAAAACCAAATAATTCTCACACACACCGGAAGGAATGTTGAGAATTATTTGGCTTCTTTGTTATATAGATGTAATGGAAAATTTGATAGAATTCCAAATTATGTAATAAAGAAAAATGGGGATATATTGCAATTACTGGACAATATTGAACACACCAATTATTTCAATGAACCCAATATAAACAGAAACGGAATCATAATAAGTTTAGAAAATTTGGGGTGGTTAGAAAAACAACCATTGGAAAATTATTATGTTAATTGGATTGGTGATATTTATAAGGGTATTCCTTATGAGAGAAAGTGGAGGGATTATTTTTTTTGGGATAAATATACATCAAATCAAATTGAAAGTTTGGGTTATCTACTCAAAACAATAATGGATGAGATGAAAATAACCAAAGAAATAACAGGACACAATACAAAAATAAACGGAATTGAAATATTTAAGGGAATTGTATCTAGGAGTAATTTTGATGTGAATTATACTGATGTAAACCCTTCTTTTGATTTTGATAAATTAAGAAACATAATAGATATATGAACAAACATGATGAAATAAAGAGATTACTAAAAGCATCACAAAATATGTTGTCTAGTAGTAATACAATTTATGAAATGAATGAAATCAGACAAAAATATAGCCTAATATTAGAACAAGGTGTTGTCCCAACTTCTGGTGATATAACCAAAAAAATTAATGTAGCTTCAGCAATTGAAGATGATATGGATTTTGGTAGACAAAGACAATCTGATAGAGGGGGAGATAGGAGACAACCTGATAGGGATATGTCTTATGATGAAGAAACTAAATCATCACCAAGAGATAAAAGACAGGCATATAGAATATCTGGGGGTATTTTAGTCTTTCATGGGAAAAAACAATCAGAACTTGAAATAACTACAGATGAAAAAGTGGCTTTTCAAGAAACAATGAATGAATTTGTAACTGAAGTATCTGATTTAGCTGAGTTTAATCAATTAAATGTTTATCCAAATTTAGTTGAATGGTCTGGTAAATTAATTGAGTTTGAAATTGATTTTATATTTTCATTAGGTGAAGAAAATGGAATATATATCAGAGGGGAAATGATTAATACCGATGATGATTTTATGGAAATGATACAAAAACTAAAAACTTATTATGAAAAGTTCAAATCAAAATGGTCCAAAGTATTAGGTAATAGAAAATTAACTAAAATGCCATAAATATGAGTTTAACTAAAAACTTGGCGAATAAAATTGGAAATCTTGCCACATCAAGTGGAGGGGAAGACCAAGGAGAATTATTTAAATCAACTAGTGATATTATGAGTAAACTAGAACAAACAGAAAACACAATAATCAAGAAAAAGATTAAAAAAGGGGATATAGTTAATAATCTGTCCCAAAAAACACCAAAAATGGACAAACCTATTGGTAAATTATATTCAATGGGAAAATCAGAGACTAAAGAAGTTACTGGGTCAGGTAGTGCCGGTGGATATTCCGTCCCGCTATTTACAACTAATAAAAAAGATATGACAGAAAAATGGAGTCAAAAATATAAAGATTCTATTGACTGTGACAATCCAAAAGGTTTCAGTCAAAAAGCACATTGTCAAGGAAAATCAGATAAAGGTGAATTCAAGGAAGCAACTGGAGTTGCGTCTTCAGGTTCTTATGTGACTCCAGCGGCTTGGGCTAAGTCAACAAGTAAAAAAGATTGGAGAGGCAAGAGTAAAACTCAAATACCTGGTGGTAAATTCGTAACCGTAAAAAAGAAATGTAAAAAATTTCCATATTGTAACCAAGGGGATATCAAAGCATTAAAGTTTACTAATGAAGAAATGATAAAAAGAACGATTTCTGAATTAAGTAAAAAATATAATCTTAGTGAACAAATGATTAAGAAAATGATAATCAATCATTACTCAAACATAAAATGAACATATTTATAATAAAAACAAACAATGAAATACTCAGACAAATACTTAAAAAAAGCTATTAGACATAACCTTAATGAAACCTTGAAAGACAAGGCTGATATGTTGTATGGTAAAATAAAAGAAATGGAAATTGAAGAAGCTTTTGGAGACGAGAAAGGCATGGGGGACAACACTCCTTTTTTACCAAAAGGAACTAGATTGCGTAAATTTAAATCAGGTAAAAAATTTGATGACCTTAAAGATGGCGACATTGGAGGTATAACACGAAAACGTGAATTTGAAAATATGTTAAAAGATTTATTGGGCAAAATTGAAGATGATGACGACAATGGCGAGTATTTCTTAGACCCTGAAGGTGGTAACGATGATTTAGTTACTGAAGGAAGATTATGCGAACAATGTGGTGTTGGTAAAATGAATGAAGGTGAATGTAATGAGTGTGGTTATAGTAAATTAAACGAGAGATCACATGACTTAAATCGTAAAAACAAATTTGATTATGTTGAAAGTAGACAACTTAAAGGTAATCAAAGAAATTTGGACAAGAACAAAAATGGAAAACTTGACTCAGAGGATTTCAAACTTCTTCGTAAAGGCAAACATCGTGAAGAGACCAAAGAAGGTAAGAAATTCCCCGATTTAACTGGTGATGGTAAAGTAACAAGAAAGGACATTTTAAAAGGACGTGGTGTTAAACTAAAAGAATCTATTGAATATCGTATTAAAGATAGTCGTGGAGATATCATCAGATTAAGTGAGGATGATATGGTTGATTTAATTGAAAATATTGTTAATGAACAAAAGACAAAAATGAAATCATTGGAAAAACCTAGAGGTATGGTAACATATGAAAAAGCTCATAGAGAATCTGGAAAAGAAAACAAAGACTATATGACATCTTTGGGTAAAAAGATGAAAGATTATCTTAAAGACGGATCAAAAGGAAAATATGAAATGAACCCTAAAAAGTTTCCAGTTGGGAATGGCGAATTGGGAGAAATGAGTAAAAAAGCTTATGAGATGACAGATGAGTTGGAAGACTTTAATTATGAAATTGGAGGACAAAATTTCCCAGTTTCTGACGGAATTGAGTTTAATGAAAAACGTATGGATAAATACTTTAAAGGAGACTCAACAACTGGAAATGCACCTGGTGGAAACGCCTTAGAATCTGATGCCAATGAAAGATTCAATAAGATGAGAAAAAAGAATACTCTAAAGAAACTAAAAGACCAATCTTACAAACGCGTATCACAACCAGTATTTGATGAAAAATTTGAGGAAGTTGGAAAGTTGAATTTAAAAATGGAAACTATTGATGAGAAAAGAATCAATATCTTAAATGAAGAATTTGACCGAATAAAAAATTTATTTTCATATAATAGAAAAACTCAATAATATACATTTGTTAAATATACATTATAATTTCTCCATAAGCTAATCCTTATGGAGAATTTTTTTAATTATTTATCAAAACCCTTACCCTCCGATGATGTTGATGTTTGGTTTAGAGTCAATAATATAATCCCAGAGAAATTGGAATTATATTCTGACTTTAGTCTTTCATTACATATGATTATATGTGAGACCTATTTGGGTAATACAACAGATAGTAATGAAACTAAGATAAAATTAACCAATGAAGATAATTTAAACCATTTTGAATGGTGTTTTAACAAGACAATTGAAAACTTTAAGAAAGAAGGACTTGTTTTTAAAAAGAAGGGGGAACATTTTGATTATTTCAAAAGTTTTTTTATGGATGTGTACTATAACCAAAAGGAGGAAAAGGTTAAAAGTAGTGTTAAAACTTTCTTAATGCAATTGTTTAATACTAAGACATCATTTTCAAAATCTGATTTAGATTTGATTTCAGTTATATATAAAAACCTTGATAAGAATATGTCTATTTAACTTTTTCTATTTACAATTAAATAAAATAAATCTAAAATTAAATAAAAAAAACAATGGAAACATTAGAAAAAATCAAAACATTAGTTGAAGAATTGACAACAGATACAACAAAATTCTTTAAGGGTAATAACAGTGCTGGAACTAGAGCGAGAAAATTAGCACAAGATATTAAAATTCAACTACAAACACTTAGAACTGAAATTTTAGAAGAAAGAAAAAAAACCGATGCTTAGTTTAGATAGTTTATTTTTATTCGTGTTTATTTTTTCAATTCTTGTCCTAACAAGGACTTGCATTACATTTGTTAGCTCTCTCTTTTCAAATCCCCCTCGAAGGTTAATTTTTAATAGTAGAGAGCTAATATTGTTAGGGATGACAATATCATACATAATAACATACTTAATTAGAATATGAGTTTATATAAAGAATTTTCAACACTATTTCCATATATACAATCTGTAAGAAAGATTGAAACGTATTTGTCTTTTGATATCAGTTTTCCTAATACTTGGAAAATACCCAAGAAATATGTTGATGAAACCAAAATCATGGAACAACAAAGTACAGTACCAAATGAAAGATTATTTTCATATGTAAGTGAATTTAATGAAACTGAAATAGAACGGGTATATCAAAACATTTGTAGTATCATCAAGTACAATAAGGAAAGGGAAGAAAAGGACAAATTGTTTGAAGACAAAGTTAATGAACTTAAACGGATATTTGAGAAACAAAATTTAGATAAATTAAAGGGTTTGAATTTTCAAATTAATGAAATAATTGATCCCAAACAAAAATTAAAATTGGAAGACGATGAAGAACAAATCAACACAGATAGAGTGGCTGTTTAGTGAGATTAAAAAAGGTGAAAATCAAACCAACCTCCAAAAACTTGAAACAATCAAGGAAATCAAAAAATATAAAAAAGAAGATATTTTACCACAAAAACCAAAGAAACTAACAATATGGCAAAGAATCAAGAAGGTGTTAATGGGTTAATTCAAAAAATGGCAATGGTGTCAGATGGATTATTAGACATAATACCAAACTCAAAAGTGGTAGTTGTATATTCCCTTAATGATAATGATTTCAATATGATTAAAACTCAAGTGAATGACTTTTCAAATACCACCCAATTTAAAATAGATATTTCTGGAACTGAGTTTATTTTTTTAAAAGAAACGCAGTTGAATATGTCTGGAGATACTCTCTAGAAAACCCATTATCCACCAACATATCATATAATGATTTCCTCTGTATTGTGGAATAATCATTAACAATCATACAATCTTTACGATTTGTTTTAACAAATAAATTTGATAAAACATCGGTGAACCTAAGAGCATCTTCTTCACTTTTGAATGTAAATAGATTTATCTTTTCTTCATTTTGAAGAACAATCTTGTTGTTTAGTTTTGATATCATTTTTAAACCACCACCCTTTAAATATTTGTTTATAAATTGGTTGGTGGTTATTTTATTTTTTGTCTTGTAATCCAAAAATGATTCTTCCTTGTTGTATTGATGAATCTTTATAATACTGAACTCATCAGTGTCCAATTCAACCTTAATATTCCTACCCAAACTATCTTTAAGGTATATTGGATCCTTTCGTTTATCTTTTCCGATTAAGGCGATTTCATAATTACAAGGTTTTCCATTCTGAGTCTGAACATTGAAAATAACATTTTCACTTTTCTTTAACAGATTTTCATAACCTTTCTTTGCCTTATCAAAGGTGATAAACTTATTGATTATTTTTTTCTTTTCTTTATTTTTGAATAGGACTATTTGGTAGTTCATAATATAAAAATAATTAGACTTTAAATAATATAAATAATGGAAAATTACTATGACATATTGGGTGTAACTGAAACCGCCACCCCAGATGAAATCAAAAAGACATATAGAAAGTTGGCAATGGAACATCATCCAGACAAAAGTGGGGATGAAGAGAAGTTTAAAAAAATATCTCAAGCCTATGATATATTGGGGGATGATACCAAACGACAACAATACGATAACCAAAGAAAAAATCCATATGGTGACTTAGGCAGTATGTTTAATGACTTCTTCAATGGCGGGGGATTTACACAACGTAAAACCAGTGCTCCTGAGAAAGTTGTTAATGTTGAAATTGGTTGTCTTGAATCATATATTGGTGTTGAAAAGACATTTGAATATGAACGAAAGATTAAATGTGAACCTTGTAATGGTGCTGGAGGTGAAAGAATAAGATGTCATCAATGTAATGGTGTTGGACATACAACAATAACAATGGGGTCAGGGTTTTTTCAACAAGTAATAAGACAACCTTGTAACACTTGTAGAGGCGTTGGTGAGTTATTTAAAAAAGTTTGTAATGGATGTGGTGGTTCTGGTACAAACCCCAAAAAAGATTCAATTAAGGTCAAAATACCCCAAGGTATTGATGAAGGACAGTTTCTAAGATTACAAGGTAAGGGTGATTATTTTAGTGGGGGATATGGTAATTTAATTATTCGTGTGTTCATTAAACCAAAAGATAATTTTGAGAAGAGAGAAAATCATTTAATATATCAATCATATCTAAGCTTAAATGATTTATCCAAAGAAAATCTTGAAATACCCCACCCCAATGGAAATATCCTCGTCAAATTACCAGATGATTTTGATTCAACCAAACCATTGAGGGTAAAAGGAAAAGGATATAGGGGTGAGTATATTGGGGATTTGATTATCTATCTAAATGTTAAATTTAATAGAAAAGGGAAATAATATTTTTGAATAATAATATTGTCCCATAAATGGAAGTTCCAAGGATAAATAATGATAATCCGAATAACCCAATTTGTTGCCCACTTAAACCTTTTTTGCAACTTTTGCAACTTTTTTCTTGTTTCATATCTATATTTTTTATTATAAAAATACCATACTTTTATAACTAATAAAGATTTTGATTTTTTAAGATATTTATAAATAAAAATTTTACAATGAGATTCAAATCAATACTAAAACGATTAATACTTGAAAATACATCTAGATTCAAGATGTTGTATGATAAATTGGTAATACCATCAGAAGAAGACCTCAGAAAAAATCCAAATGCAAAAGGTAAATTGGCTGGTAGTACAATGACTAAACTTAATGACCAAACAAATGAATTGGAACAAGTACAAATAACACCATTTCAAGTATTAAAACAAATCATATTTTCCGACCCAACAACAATACCTTGTGCAACATCACCTTGTATAGCTGGAACTGAGCCATCTAATTTTGATATTGATGGTGCTAGTATAGATGATATGGAAAAAGTGAAAGTTGGTGAATATGCAAATTGGATATTATCTTATTATGCCGCAAAATTACCAAGTAATATAAAAGAACTAGACCCCAAATCACCAGAATACAAAAGAGCAGTTACAGAATATCGTAGACTTTTTATTGAGGATTTACCTAGTCTTAAAACTGATTTAATTAAATTCCATCAATTAAAGAAATTTAAAGATTTATTACCTTTAGATAAAAAAGACATCAATAAATTAACACCAAAAGATTTGGGTGATGTCTGTATGAATTATCAAATACCGGAAAAAAATATAAATAAACAGGTTAGGAAAGAAGCTGAAAAAGTTCAAGGTGATAATCCTTATAGTAAATTTGATTGTCCGATAGTTTATCAAGGTAAAGATTGGGTTGTTGTTGAAATTAATCCTAAAAATCCATTGGCTAGACACGCGGCAGTATTTTATGGTGGAAGTCAATTGAAAAATGATGGTGAGTCTAATTGGTGTACTTCGGCACCAGGTAACGCTCTATTAAAAGGTGAAAAAGGATATGTAAGTAACTTTGATTATTACACAACACCTTATGAAAATGTTAAAACAAAATGTGCTATAGATTCCCCATTGTATGTTATTTTACCAACAAATGACGGTGGTAATGTATCACCAAAGTCGGGATTACCAAAAAATAGATTCCAATTTAATTTCATTAAAGAACAATTTATGGATTTATTAGACCGCCAAATTGATTTGGGTAAATATTTTGGTCAGAATGGTATAATGAGAGAAATATTTGATGGATTACCAATATTCAGAGAGGGATTTGAGATGTTATTTAAAAAATATGTTATGAGTAGTAATGAGGAAGCAATCATTACCTACCCAACTAGTAAAGGAATTTTTGAAATATTTGGTTTTGAAGCTTTGTTAGATAAATTACCTGCTAATATTAAAATTTTACAACTTATTAACAGTACAAAAGACCAAAACAGAGCTTTTGAAATACCAGATTCTATTGGTAGATTTACCGAACTAACTTCATTGGTATTTGACGCTTCAGCTAAAAATATCCCAAATACAGTTTCAAACTTGAAAAACTTGACATTTCTTTCTATTCTTAATTGTCCCCTAGTGAAACAACTACCAGAAAGTATCAGTGAATTGGAAGAATTGAATTTTATAGTACTTAGAGGTAGTAATCCTATGATACCACCAGTTTTGAAAGAGAAATTGATTGAAAGAAAAGATGGAATGTTTTATGTACAATAAAAAATAAATTATTATGAACATAGATGTTGAAATATACATTAAGAATTTTATAAACTTCTTTGAGAAAAACCCCAACGAGTTAATGGAATTAATTGGGGGAGACCTCAAAGAAGTTTTTTATGAGAAGGTAAAAGAACTTTGTTATAAAAACCTTGACGCTGGATTGGATCTCATCCCAACCAGAACACAACTGATTGATGTTGTTGTGAGTATTAAGAAAAATCCAAAAGGAATATTAACTTTGGATGGTGTATTCATTGAAACCAAATATGGTTTATTTTCATTAAATTAAAAATATTTTGAACTTCTTGGAACTAACTGGGGGTGACCTTGGTTTATTGTATTGTAAGTTGATTATTTAATATTAAAATCCATCATTATGAAAAACTTCAAATTATCTGGGGAACAATTTGTTCTCTTGACAGCACACACACTTACTCTCAGAAATCATTTCGTTAGAGAAATGGATAAAACTGAATATACAGAGGTAAAGGAATTTTACCAAAAGGAAATTGATAAGATTAATTCTTTATTCGATGAATTGAATTTACGGTTCAAAACCAAATTTTAAAAAAATATAAATCTTTAGGGAACTTTCCACCCCAATCTTAGGTTTATAATATTGTAAGTTTATTATCCACCAATAAAAAATATATCTGATATGAAGACATTCACTAACAAAATGGGAATTACTATTTCAGTAGGACAAGATTCAGTTCTCCATAAAAAATTTTTAAATGTTGATGGTGAAGAAGGTGTTGTAACAGAAATTACTCCATCAGGTAGATACTTCAAAGAAAGTAATCATTCAGGTTTATTTTCTACCTTAACTTTCAACCTTAAAGGTTCATTTATGGGGAGTACTTATATTGAATTAGTAAAATAAATTTTAAACTATAGGAACTTTCCACCCCAATCTTAGGTTTATAGTATTGTAAGTTAATTATCAACCAATTAAAAACATAAATCATATGACAATCCAAGAAATCAAATCTATCGCTCCAGCAGTATTCGCAACTTCAGCAGATCCTAAAATGTCCAACAAATACATGTTTGTACCAACTATGGATATAGTGGAAAACTTTACCAACCAAGGATGGGAACTCTCCTCAGTCAAACAAAATGGTAAGGATTTGTATGGTACTCACGAGTTGAGGTTCAGAAACGGAGAACTACCAAAAGTTGGTGACACATTAGTTGAGGCAATAATCCGTAACAGCCACAATGGTATGACAACTCTGAATGTAGGTGCTGGGCTCTTCAGATTGGTTTGTTCCAACGGTCTTACAGTCCCAACTGCAACAGCCGAACAATTCAATATCCGTCACATGGGATTTGATAGTGAGGAAGTTAAGAAACTTACTGAGAGTTTCTCCAAGAAACTTCCACTCATCCAAAGCTCAGTTGATAAGATGATGGACAGAATGATGACGGAAGGTGAGAAGATTCAGTTTGCAAAGGACGCATCAATCATCAAGTGGGGAATGGGTTCAGTTCCATTCGTGGATTATGAGGAGTTGATTACTCCACAAAGAACTGGCGACAATGATGACAACCTTTGGACTACCTTCAACATTGTACAAGAGAAGTTCGTAAAAGGCGGACTTGAGTACAGAAGTCAGGCTGGCAAGAAAACCTCTCTCAAAGGTCTCAAGAACATTATGGCGACCAACACCATGAACACCAAACTCTGGGAACTTGCCGACACTCTTGTCTATTAAAAATAAAATGGGGAGATACTTGATATTCTCCCCATTTTTTATTATTAATTTCTAAAAGAAATTATATGGGGGTAATATACGAATATAAGATTGAAAAATATCTAACAAAAACATATAAGAATTATTGTGACATAATAGACAAACCGAAACAAGACAACCCATTCTTTTTTCAGCCGGAATATATTTTTGACAGTTTATTGGAAACATTATTTGATGACAAATCTTTTGTTAGTAATTACGGAAATCAATTTGCTGAATGTAGACACGATAGATATAGGATTAAAGTAGAAACCTCAGAAGATAAGGTCTCACTCAAGTTCTATTTTTATAGTAATCATAGAATGGTGGGACAAAAGTATTTTAATAAACATATGTTCATTAAATTTGTAACTTACAATTACAAGAAAAATGAAATATACACAGGTAATAATACAATACGAAGAAAAAAGAAATTTAATACTATCCATAAAAATACTTGGTATTTAACCCCACTTTCAACTCTCTCCAAGGTTATATTCCAATATTTTAAACCAAATAATATTAAACCACAAACTTTTGAAGAAGTTGATTTAAATACAAAAGAAATCAATAAGTGCTTTGACTTATTTTTGGAACATATCCCCAATCTAGACAATTCAATTGTTAGTCCTGACATCAGAATATATAAACATTATTTGGATGGAATTGGGGTTAAATTACCAAACAATTGGCATATATTTAAACCATCATACCCCCAAATAACCAAGAAAATATATAAGAAACATAAGTTCAAATTCATTGATGCTTATATGAGTGTTAATAGATTGAATGGTGATAAGATTAAAAGGGTTCTACATACAGTTACAACAGTTAGGGGAATATATAATTTGAGATTTGCTTTAGAATTATTTGGTAATAATTTTATATTATCCAAGGAGGATAGTGTGATTAAATATATTGTTGAATCACCCCCAATGCCTGGTATAGAACATCTCTATTATCCGTATTATATGTATTCATTTTCCAAAAATGAGTTATTAAATTGTTTTGATATATTCAAACTTATGATAAATGGTTCAATCAATCATAATACATTCATTGACCATTTGGAATTCAGAGATAAACTTAGTCAATTTGAACCTGTAACTTGGAAATCAAAAACATATGCCGAATTTAATTCAGAACATTTCATTTGGAGTGAGAAGGTTGCCAAATTCAAAGATCCAAGATATCAAAGAATGTATAACCCAAGATTTAAGGAAATTGTTGAAGAACCAATGGATAACTATTATCCAGTCTTATTAACAACATTTCAAGAATATTCAATGGAAAGTATTGTCCAATCAAATTGTGTTAGAACTTACAACAATCGTCCAGAATCAATAATTATATCCATTAGGGTTGGTGACATAGAAGGGGAGGAAAGAGCTTCTGTGGAGTACAAAATATATGGAGATGAAGATAATATTGAATTGGTTAGAGTTCAAAGTTTGGGTAGGTTTAATAAACAATTGGACATAACTTGGGATTCATATTTGGAAGAAATGGATAAACGGATTAAATATATAATGGATAATAATATATTTGAACTACCAAATTATTCTGTTGAATATAAAGGGGTGAAACTTGAAGGGAAAATTATCTTTAATGACCTTAAGGAAATATATATGACACCAGGACAAAGAGGGAAAAAAATAAATAGAACATTGAGATTTGATAATAGCTCAATTGAAATATATAAACCATCCTTTAACTTAATTAGAACACCAGATACAAACTTTATAGATGAACTACTCTTTTGATGAACGAATAACCAGAATTTTCAAGGAAAGATATAAGGTTGAACCATCAATTTTATATCTTGAAAATGAAAAAATTGATAAGGAAAAAATTGAGAAATTCCTTAACAAATCATATCTTATATATGTGAATAAGGAAGTCATTGACTATAAGATTGTTGAGGTGGACAGACTAGTCGAATATGACTCAAGTGGAATTCTTATTTACATAAAAGGGGGTATTAATATATTTATTTTTACTACGGTAGACAGATTGAATGTTGCCGAATTTACATTACATAATCTTATAAAATTAAACAAATAATGGAAATTACAAGTGAAGAATTAAAGTCAAAGATTAATAATGGGGAACAAGTCATAGTTGACTTTTGGGTGTCCTTTTGCGGCCCATGTAAAATGTATAAACCAACATTTGAGAAAGTTTCCGAAAACTCTCAAATACCTATGTACACAATGAACGTTGAACACAATGGGGACTATGCCATAGAATTAGGTGTCAGAGCTGTACCAACAACAAAGGCATTTAATAATGGTGGGGAAGTATTTACTAAGTCGGGAATAATGACTGAAGGAGAATTAAATACAATCGTTAAAAACTTAATCAATGGATAATAAGTTGGTAATCCTATATACAATGAAGGGATGCCCCCATTGTGTAGTCTTCAAACAAATGTTAAAAGATAATGGAATTCATTTTTACGATAGGGACATTGATGAGTATAGTGATGAGTTTGACATCTTTGTTGAATTAACTGGTAAGGATTACGTTCCATCATTTATGTTGGTTGATGAAAGTGAATCAGATGAACCAATACCAATGTTATTTGCTCCAGAGGTTGATTTCAATGAATTGGAGGAAGGTCTTGAAATAATTAAAAAGTTCTTAATGTAAAACAATCCCCATCATAATCGGTGGGGATTTTTGATTTCACATTATAATGACTTTATTGATATTGTAAATATTTATATTGAAATAAACATAAACTAAAAAAAAACAAATTATGCCATTAAAAGTAGACAGATTAATCACAGACACAGTTGACACAACTTCGTTATCAGTAAACGGAATCAATGTAACTGGAAAAGACACTAAACATTATGAATTGGATTTGGATGTAACTAATACCGTTACAGTAGATACAACATTTGGGATTATTGACATTACTAATATTACAGCGGCAACAGCACCAACATCCGCGTTTACTAGTAATGTAACATTTTACATCAATAATCCAGCATTGGATTTAACTGTAGGTAATATAGATAATGTGTATGTACAGTTCTCGGTGTATTATAGTCAGACAGGTGATGATAACGCAATACCTTATTTGATTTCAACTGGAGGTCCTATAGGATTGGAATTTAAGTTATATAACGCAAATCCCGCAACCGAAGGAGCTGATAACTTTCAGGGTGAATTGTATGTATATTTTGAGTTATACACAATTAACTAAAACAAAAAATCCCCATCTCTAAGGTGGGGATTTTTAATTTAAAATATAATCAAATCTTTCATTCTATCTTTAACCAACCAAGGTTTATCGCCCAACTGATTAGTAATATCGGTTTCAATATCAAAGTCATTTAGATAGTCATTGACGAACTTATTAAAGTTAAAATCAAATACATCTAGCACCAATGATTTGATATCTTTAAAATCATATATTGAATCACAAACAATATCTACATTCAAATCATCATCAATTATATCAGAGGTATATTTGAATAGAATCTTATCTGTGACCAAAATATCAAACAGATGATTACAGACATACTCCCCATAATAAAACTCTCTCCTACCAAGATTTAGACTATAACCATAAGGGAAAGATGAGGACACGGACATAAAGTTCGTAGAATTGACAATAGTTAAGTTGTGAGACATAAATGGGGAATAGAATTCTAACTCCAACTTGTCTGTATAATTTATGTTATTCAAAAACTCTTTGTTATATTCTGTTTCTCTATTAACTTCATCAATTACCTTTTGATTGAATATTGGTCTATCACTATTGTAATATGTGAAATGAAATTCATTTGAATTTAGTGGTTCTCTATAATCAATTAAGTCAATGATGTTAATATGTTTTAGATTTAGAAAATCAATTAAAGATTTATGTTGTTCAACAAAGGTGTCTCTAAGTTTATTTAAGTCCAAAACAGTATCAGAGGATGTTGAACCATATACAACCAAAAATGATTTAAAATCAATAACTTGAAAACGTGATTTGTGGATGGGGTCAATATTTTTTATTATATAATCCGCAAATAGATTAACAAACCCCTCCTTTGAAAATGTGTTTATGTATTTCATAATTTTTTAATTAATGTATACAAAAAAATTATGACAATATAAATAAAAAAAGGGACAAATAATGTCCCCTTCATTTTACCTCCCCATCAAAAAATATTATTTTTTCTTATAATATTTCTCAACGACTTTCTTGATTGACTCCTGAATTGTGTTACTTTGCGAATTCTGAGTGTTTGGCTGAGATTGATTCGCTGGAGTTGAATGGGTAGGTTGAACTGGTTTGTTTTTACATCCACATCCGGCCATAATTGTTTTGTTTTTTAGTTGTTTATGATTTCAAATCTATGACTATAACAAGTTTGTCTGATTGTATTACATTTTTTATTACCATTGTCTATTGGTTTACCCCTCAAACAAACTGATAATGTTTGTCTAACATTTTTTTCATTACCATTAGCGAACCCATTATCTAATAAATATCTAGCACCATCCTTTAAGTTATCAAAAATGTTAAATATATTATTTTTCAAATTGATTAAACTATATTTTGAAAAATTACCATTTTTAATTTGATTATGTTTTGATAATTTCATTTTAACTTCATCGCTTACAATATTTCTTCTTGAATCCCCAACCAATGCTAAATTGTAACCAAACTCCATCTCATTAGACTTATAATAATTAATATAATAATTTTCTCTTGAAATTAAATCATTTTCTTCACATAATTCCAATATTTCAAATTCAAAAACCTCAGTACCATTTTTATTATAAGATTTCTGTAAATAAATGTTTGGGTGAACACCTTTGTTCAGCATCCAAAAATGTTTATACTTTCTTTTATTCAAAACAATAGAACTACCAATATAAACTTTATTGTTTATTTTATTTTGTATTTTATATATCCCAATATTCATAACCATAAATATCTAATTACTGATATATTTATTATATGTAAATTAAACAAAAATACTTTTTTAATGAGAAAAATAATCAGACGTACAGAACGAGATTTAACCAAGTTGGTTAAAAGGGTGTTAAATGAATCCAAACTAAACGAACCTACGATTGGTGAAAATAATACTTACACATCTTTTGACGAAGCATATTCTTTTATGATGGAACTAGATGAACATTTGAATGAGTTAGCACCAAGTGATAATGTTTGTGATAAAAAACATTTGAATATGTTACACAGGATATACAATACCGCACACTATAAGGTAGATGAATTGAAAAAGAAATATAAAAGTGGGGTAGATTTACCTGCTCAAAGAAATTTTTCATCAAATAGTAATGAAGAAAAGATAAATGATTTCATTAAAAAATATGACCATTTACCTGATCCCAAGTTTTATGAGTTTGCTGAATTACTATCAAAATAAATTGGGGTATCAGTAGAAGAAATAAGAAAAATGAGACTTAATTTTATTAAAAAGAAATATAGTAAATTATTAAAACCTAAACACGATGAAGGTAGAATGAGAAAAGACCCTCATCATAAACAAGCACAAGAAATGTTTAGTATGGCGGGAACATGGTTGGATTGTTGCAAAAAAGGATATTATGATTGTGACGATGATGACCCCCCATTCAAATTCAATGATGGTCCATTCAAATATAAAGAACCTAATGTAACATATGAACCAATTGGAACTGGTGGTGGACAACCAACTAAGGATGATAAATCAGATAATATAAATCCTGGTAGAGAGATGTCAGAACAAATAAGAAGAACATTAAGAAAACTATTATGAGAAAAATAATATTAAACGAAGAACAATTCAAAAGGTTAATCAAATTGTTGAAAGAACAAAATGAGGATTATGAGTATTATATAATGGCACCAGATGAATATAGAACATTAATGAAGATGGCGTATTATCAAGCCGATGCAACTTATATTAAAAAATTCAAAGGAAAACCACTTTACATAACAGGTAATTTAAAATTGAGTGATATGCCAGAAATGACTGAGTTGGGTAATGTTGCTTACATTTATGGTAATTTAGATGTATCACATACCAAGATATCTGACATTGGTAAAACCATTGTAAAAGGTTATGTTACTGATTGGGGTACACCCATAGAAAAACGAAGGATTGCACGAGAGGAACAAGAAAAAAAGGAATTAGCCCTAGAAAGAAAAGAAAGTGGTGAATGGGATTTGGATAATCCTGATATAGATGACGAAGGACTAATAGTCAATGCCTTATACCAATATTTGGTTAGTGAAGGAGAACTAGATGAAATGGATGAAGATACGAAAGAAGAAATTGAATCTTTAAAGGAAAGAATTGAAGAATTAGTACAACAAGGTGCTGAATTAGACCCAGACTCCGAAGAAAGGGAAGAATTATATAATGAAATTGATAATCTACAAGAAGAAATTGATGATTTGACTAACGATGTTGCCGATGTATATTCTATCATACCAATGAAATATAGACACTATGAGATGAGTATGTTTGAAGTTGTTGGACATAGAGGGAAAGAATATGCTGTTGGAACTATGGCTGACGCTGAAAAATCTGCTTTACAATATACGATAGAACTTGGACTTGAAGGTGTTGATTTAGCACAATACATTGATGAAGACCAAGTAAGAGATGAAATGAGAGAACATTATGAAGATAGTATCCGTGATAGTCCAGAATCTTGGTTTGACTCTGATGACTTTGAGTTAACAGAAGAACAAGAAGAAAGAAAAGAACAATTGGAAAATTATATTAGTCAATTGGAAGAACAACAAAGTAATTTGGAAGATGAAATTGAAGACCCAGATGAATATTCTGAAAAATATGATGAAATTCAAGAACTGATTGATAATGCTCAAGAGGAACTTGATGGTATTGAACCTGACACCGAACCAACAGATGAAATGATTGAAGATAAAGTTGATTCATTGGTTGATAGTGAAAGCCCAATTGATTATCTAACAAATATGGGTGCTGATTTGAAATATTATGTGGATATTGATGAAATAGCTAAAGAGATGGTAGATATTGATGGAATTAGAATTTTGTCGAGTTATGATGAACAAATGGTTACAACCTCGGATGGTCAAAGACATAGATTTGTTGTAATGAGAATTAATTAATTTATTTTAATCAAAACTTTAATTATATTTGGTATTATGAAGAAATTAAAGTTTTTGATGGATACAGATTGGTTGTTCCATGGTGTAATTGATGCAGAACAAAAACAATATGTTTTGTTGGGTTATTTCCAAAAATTAAATACCCAATTGGAAGAAATGAAAGTTTATCCAATGTTTACGGAAATAACCCTCCATTTAGCAAATATCAAAAACATATCCAAACACGGAAAAATTATATATGTTGATAAAAAACTTAAATCAATTGATGAAGAATTAAGTTTTACCGATTTAAAGACAAAAGAAATCCCCAATCTTACAGAACCAAAAAGAACCGAATTAAAAGAAATATTGAAATATAGTGATACAAAACTTCAGGATTATTTCAATATCATTAAATCAATATGGACAGTAGTTTACGATTCCATTGAAGTAACCTCCATTTTAAACGAAGATAACTTAACTTCAAAGAAGGGTTATTGTAATACCAAATCTAATAATTTTACCAAGATTTGGGAGTATAATATTAGAAAGTATAAGAATTCAAACAAGACAACATTTACTGAAGTTACTGATCCCAACATATTAAAAATTATCATATCAAAAGAGAATGAGTTACCAGTGTTCAATATCTTTTGTTCCAAAGACGTTCCATTCGAAGAAACGTTATTTCCATTAATAAAGAGAAAGGTATTGTCTTATATATTCCAATCAAAAAACTTAACAATTAGATAGACAATTTAACTGAAATATTTTATCATTTTTAAAAAACATATGGAATCATTAAAAATCAGAATCACATTGACCAACACAAAAGGTTGGAAGGAAACAAAAGATGTATCCTTATCCGTTTATCAATCCCAAAAAGAAAACGGAAATAATCCTTTGGATAATATAGTTGAACAACTTCTCCAAGATTATGAAAAAACAGGAAAAAATATGAATAAAACTAAAAATGAAGAAATCAAATGGAGACCGTAACTAAAACTTGGGAGAAGAAAGAAAATATCAATCACCCCAGTCATTATGGGGGAGAATCAAATGTATATGAAGCCATCAAAGTTATTGATGCTTGGGAATTAGGATTTGCTTTGGGTAACACCGTAAAGTATATTAGTAGAGCTGGAAAGAAAGATAAATCAAAAGAAATTGAAGACCTTAAAAAAGCCTTGTGGTATCTTCAACATCATATTAATCAATTGGAAAATAAATGAATGTATTAAGTCTGTTTGATGGAATTAGTTGTGGCCAAGTTGCATTGAATCGTGCTGGGATAAAGTATGATAATTACTTTGCCTCAGAAGTGGATAAGTATGCTATTAAAGTAACACAACACAATTACCCCAATACAATTCAATTGGGGGACATAAAAGAAATAACTAGTAGTAATCTACCTGCAATAGACATTTTATTTGGTGGTTCACCTTGTCAAAACTTGTCTTTTGCTGGTAATATGAAAGGTATGGCAACAAAAGACAATTATGAGATTACTACTTTGGATGAATATCTAAGATTGAAAAATGATGGATTTGAGTTACAAGGACAATCTTATCTATTTTGGGAATATGTTAGAATACTGAAAGAAGTTAAACCAAAATATTTTCTACTAGAAAACGTTAAGATGTTAAAGAAGTGGGAAAATATGATTTCTGATGTCTTGGGAGTCAAACCTATTGAAATCAATTCAGCACTTGTTTCAGCACAAAACAGAAGAAGATTGTATTGGACAAACATTCCCAATGTAACCCAACCTATTGATAAGAAAATTATGTTGAAAGATATAGTTGAAGAACAACCGATGGGGTTATCAATTGATGAAAAAATTTCAAATTTAAGGTCTAGTATAGATTTTGAACAGAATGAATTAGCAATAACTTTCAAGGCAATTAATAGTAAAAAAATTGTTGTTAATTTGTCAGATAACACACCAATTTCATTTTATGAAACAAGAACTCAAGAGGGTAAAGATATGAGGAGAAAGATAAGACAGGAAACTGGTAAGGACTCAACACCTAGGAGTAAAGAACATAAGATGTATGCACAGCAGAAAAATGGTAAAGGTAATTGTTTGGTTACAGTAGAGTCACCATTGGATTATATTGTTGATAATACTTGGAGATATAGAAAACTACATTTAATTGAAATGGAACGACTACAAACAATTCCTGATAACTATACTAATGTTGTCACATCAACTCAAGCGAGAAAAATGTTGGGAAATGGATGGACGGTGGACGTTATTGCACACATATTAAAAAATATTGAACAATGAATGTATTAAATCTATATGCTGGAATTGGGGGAAATAGAAAATATTGGGAAAATGTTGAAGTAACAGCCATTGAGTATAATGAAGAAATTGCAAATGTATATAAACATTTTTTTCCGAATGATAATGTAATTGTTGGTGATGCTCACGAATACCTTGCCAAGAATTGGAGAAACTTTGATTTTATTTGGTCTAGTCCACCTTGTCAAAGTCATAGCAAAGTTAGAATGATGGCAAGTAAAAGTGGAAGTTACGATTCAGTTATGCCAGATATGAAATTATGGGCTGAGATTATTTTCTTACAAAATTATACAAAAAACACCAATATAAAATTCGTTGTTGAAAATGTTAAACCATACTATGAGACACTTGTTCAGCCAACTATAAATTTGGGAAGACATTTGTTTTGGACAAACATTGATATTCCCAAAATTGAAATTAAAGATGGTTTAACCCATAACGAAAGAGGTATGTCTGACAAAGGATATTTTGATTTAAGGGTGTTTAAACTAAAACATAGAAAAGACCAAATAATAAGAAATTGTGTTGATCCCAATGTTGGGAAATATATCTTGGATTGTGTTATCAGACAAATTGACATTTCAAATAAAATCAACTAATTTTATAAAAATATTAAATAATGAATGTACTAAGTCTTTTCGATGGGGTTAGCTGTGGACAAGTCGCACTTAATAAAATAGGAATAAAATATGAAAATTATTTCTCAAGTGAAGTTGATCCCTATGCAATCAAAATAACACAAAAGAATTTCCCCAACACAATTCAACTTGGGGATGTTACACAAATTAAAGGTTCTGACTTACCACCAATCCACCTTATAATTGGTGGGTCACCTTGCCAAGGATTTTCAAATGTTGGAAAGGGATTGAACTTTGATGACCCAAGGAGTAAATTATTCTTTGAGTTTGTTAGAATAAAAAATGAATGTAATCCAAAATATTTTCTACTTGAAAATGTTGTAATGAAACAGGAGTGGCAAGATATTATATCTGAACAAATGGGTGTTAAACCAATTCAGATAAATAGTAAATTGGTCTCTTGTCAGAATAGACCAAGATTATATTGGACAAATATTCCAAACATAACACAACCAAAAGATTTGGGTTTAAGAATATGTGATGTTATCAGTCCAGAATTTAAAGACAAATATCCGAACTACTTGGACTTATTATTTTATGGGGGACCAAAGATTAGAAAGGATGTTGTCCAACACTACAAAGAGAAAGCATCTTGTTTAACCGCGACAATGTATAAGGGACAAGTTAATTCATTTTGTAAAAATGAATTGGGACAGATTTATAAATACTCACCACAAGATTGTGAGTTAATGCAAACATTACCACTAAATTATACGAGTGGGTTATCAAATACTCAGAGGTATAAAATGTTGGGGAATGGATGGACGGTGGATGTGATAGCACATATATTTAAGAATATGGAAGGGACTCATTGAGTTCCTTTTTTAGTTTGTTGAGTATTTATAGAAAACATATTTATGGAAATTTTAACTGATGTGCAATTCAAACAAAAAGTCAATCAATTGTACCATGAAGAAAAAGAAAAAATAATAACAAAACAAAAATGGAATAAATTATCTAAAAACGAGAAAAAAATTGTTTTGGAAATATATAATGTATTGTACCCAAATAAAAAAATAAATATTAATGAAGCTCGTTGGTATAATACAGTTATGGATGTTTTAGGTATGCTTCCTGTTGTTGGAACACCAATTGACTTATATAATGGATATAGTTATTGGAGACAAGGCGACATCCTATTTGCTATTTTGTCTTGGATTAGTGCAGTACCATTAATTGGCGACATTCTTGGGGGTGTATTAAAACCGACATTTAATTTAATAAAGGTTGGTGGTAAAGGGGTTAATCTTTTAAAAGCCGCAATATTAGCAAAAGACGCCGCAAAAATAGCTGAAACTGCAAAAAATGTTGGTGGTCCTGTTGTAAAAATTCTTGAGAAAGCACCATTTTGGGGTGAAAAAGTAATAAAAATGTTAGAACAAACCGCTAAATATATTCCATTTTTAGGTGGAGGGTTCGTTAATACTGCAAAATCTTGGTTAGAAATTTTTGGATTAGCAGGAAAGGAATTAAAGACATTTGAGTCTTTAGGTAGACCAGCAGTTAGAAAATTGATGGGGAATACTAAATGGTATATGGGTTGGTTAGATTGGTACGGATTAACTGACTTTAAAGGAACTGAAGATGAATTAAGAAAAATTGTACCTGATTTAGATACCAAAGTAGCCCAATACGCATCAACTCCAGAGTCAAAAAATATATTGGCTCAAAGTAGTGATACAGAACCAATAACACCACCACAAGTCACATCACCACCCTCACCACCACATAGTTCAAGAGTAGATCCTATTGAACTATTAATGAAATTAATATAACGATTAAAATGAAAATTTATAAGAAAAAAAGTTTACTACTAGAAAGTGGTATACAAAACATAAATAAATTAGCTGACAGATATAAAAAAGCGAAAATCTACTTTCATCAGGACCTTTGACTTGACGGAGTTACAACGGCCTTGGCCATGAAAAAATATTTGGAGGATTATGGAATCAAAGTTGTTGATGCCGAAACCATTCAATACGGACCCTCAGAATTCGCCATAAAGAAACCAAATGCGAGTGGTGAGGTTATGCCAGTATTAGTAGATTTTGCTCACGGAAAACCAATGTTTGTTATTCATACTGACCACCACGATACACAAGCTGGGGCTGAATTTACAAAATCAAAACAATTCTCACATTCAAGGTAAAATGTTAAGACGGTATCTGAAATAATATCATCAAGTGATATATTCACAAACACGGACATTCAAGCAATCTCAACGGTGGATAGTGCTGACTTTATTAGATATGGTATTACTCCACAAGATATTCTAAACTTTGATTTCAAAAACTCTAGTAAGAAGAATAGATTTATGCTCACCTTTGTTGTTAATAAATTGTTATTAACATTCAAAAGTCAGGACAATTTCTTGGAAACATTAGTTTTAGATTGTACACCATCAATTATTAGCATTTATCTAAAGATAAGACAATTACTTGGTGGAGATTTCAATGAATTAGTTGAAGACTTATTACAGAATCAAACAGATTATACTGAACGTAGAACAACCGATAAGGACATTAACATTGAAGATAGTGTAATATTCCAATATGGGTTGGGTTATATTAGACCAAAGGGTTCGTATGATAGATATACCCCATTTATCAATAATCCAGATGGGGACTTTTTAATAACGGCATATCCAATGGGGATGGTTCAAGTATCATGTAATCCATTTAAAGAAGATAGAAAGTTAAAAGGTATTAATCTTGGTGAAGTCAAGGATGATGTTTTAAAAGAATTTGAGGGGGAACTTAAAAAAATTAAGGTTAGATTATCAAGTTTGAAATGGATATCCGAGAGTGACCCAGGATTTAATGAAGAGTCAGTTGGTTTTACTTACAAGGACTTAAAAGCGTTATATGGGAATGTATATGAGATGATGGATGAAAGTGTCTCAGAAGAAGATTTGGAAAGAATTATGGACACCCAATTCATTAATTTAAATGAGGAAGACAAAGAAGTATTGGATAACATTGTAATTAGTGGTTGGGACATTGTTCTTAAAAATAGTGGTGGACATAAATGTATTACCAATATATCAGGACTTAACTATTTGAAGAGATCCAACAGACCCCCCAATAAAGAGGAAAAACGACCAGCAAGAGAAACCGTTAGAGTTAATAATGTTTATAGTACTGATTTAATTGTTGAGAATATTGAGGTGGATTCAACTGTATCTAAATTGGATAAAAAAGGAAATAAAAAACCATTATCTGATGGGCAATATTACATTCAAGATACTTCAGAAATAATGAAAATTGAAAATGGTAGGGTTGTTAAGATAGGAAAATATAATCCATTTTCGGTTAAAGAAGACGAGACACCATATGTTGGATTTGTAAAAAAAATTGCTCAATCATTTAAGGGTAAATTGGTTCAGATGATGCAAAGTGAAACCAATGTAAATGAGAGTTATTTTAGGAATATAATAAAAAGAGTATTAAGATAATATTAAGAGGGGAATGTAACAACATCCCCTTTTTTTATTCCCAATTTCTTGCAAGTTCCACCTTTGACTTCCAAGATATAACCACCATCTCCACAATATCTTTTACAAGGTTCATCTTCACAGGGGGGACAATTATGATAAATTTTTGTTATCTTATCACCGTCAATGAATATCATATCCAAGGATATAATACAATTTTTCATCCAAAAACAATGTTCTTGGTTTTTCATAACAAATAACATTCCGTTGAATGTTTTATCAAAGGTTTTGTTCATCATCCCTTCTTGAGTTTCTTTTGGGGATGTTTGAACTTTTACCTTGAATTTATTATCATTTATACTTAACTTCATATATATAAATATAAGAATAATTGAATATGGGAAATTGTGCTGGTATATTATTAAAATATAAGAATCAATGTTTATTGTGTAAACGTAGTCAGAAGGGAAGTTTACCAGGTATATGGTCAGTTCCTGGTGGACATTTAGAAAAGGGTGAAAAGATTGAGGAAGGGGCAATAAGGGAATTTAGGGAAGAAACTGGACTTCAGATTATTGATAACTTGGATTATGTTGCAACATTGAATGGTGCATCAAGAATGAAATATTATTTGTTTATGTATGAGATTTCAACAAAGGTTGATATTGATTTGGATGGTGCTAGAGATGGGTATGAACACGATGAGTGTAAATGGTTTAATAAAAAAAAACTTGCCAGAAAAGGTGGAAAAACAACTTTTTTTTATTATAAATAAGATTTTTTGAAAATATTGATATATTTATATTTCACAACCCCCAACTCCCTTTCTTTATGTTGGTTAATATATATTAAAAACCTCAATAAATGCAGAAATTTATTGGGGTTTTTTGTTTTATTGAAACTTATTTCCTACCTTTGAGGTTGTATTAATATTATTCACTACTAAATATCAAAAATAATGAAAACAACCCTTCAATAGTCAAAAATCACCTGATTTTATTGTTTGTGTTGACGGTTTTATTATTTGGATTGAATGTAAAAGCGGAAAAGAATTAGTTTGGAATTCAGGATATCCAATTGAAAACACTTTATATGTTTTTTCATCAAAAAAAACTAATAATACAATTATATTTCTCGGTTGTTTTGCAGAAATAGTGATTAAAAACGAAAATTTTGAAGAAAGATATAAAGAATATACTAAACTAATAAATGAACACAATACAAATTTATTTAAACAAATGTTTGACACTGAATTATTTTCAATATACTCAAGAAAAATGTTGAACGATTATACAAAATATCATGAAATGATAGTTAGAAATGATTTTTTTAAAAAAACTATTGAAGTTTATACAAATTTATTAAAATAAAATTATGAAAGCACAAGAAGCAGAAAACTGGACATATCTCGACGCCAAAATGAGAGATGAAGGATTCCACTATTGTTTCAAACATTACTCAAGTTTTGAAGAAATAGAGGATGAACAATTCCACCAATTAAGAAAAAAATATTTGGAAGTTGCGGAACAATTGGAAAAGTATGTTAATGACAAATTCTATGAAGCCAATTGGGGAGTTGAAGATGATGAAGATGATGAAGATTGAAAACAAAAAAACTAGATTTGAATATACCTTTTTGGAAACATATGAGGCTGGTATTGTATTGACCGGAATGGAAGTTAAATCCATCCGACTAGGTAATGTTAACCTGACCGACACATATTGTTATTTCAAGGATGATGAACTCTTTGTTAAAAATATTTCAATTTCTTTGGCAAATGGGGAACCAAAACGAGAAAGAAAGTTGTTATTAAAGAAATCACAACTCAGAAGATTGAAATCAAAATTAATCAATGGTCTGACAATTGTTCCAACAAAAATTTATTTCAATGAACGGAACTTAATTAAGGTTGAGATTGTTTTAGCACAAGGGAAGAAAATCCACGATAAAAGAAATACGATTAAAGAACGAGATATTCAAAGAGACATTCAAAGAAACAACTAATGGAAAAGAAAGTATTCAACAAGACAACATTCACTCAGAAAATGGACAACAGAACATTATCTTGGAATTGTAGAAAGAATGGTTTTTATATCTCTATTGAGAGACTTAATTTGAGTTGGTATATCTTGGCAACAAGAAAGAAAGATAATGCAACTTGGAACTCTCTATGGACTGTAACAACTTGGAAAACTTTAGAAGAAGTAATGGAGTTTGCATCAAACTTCAATGAAAAGAATATATCAAACATTATTACTGAATAAAATCCAAACAAATGAACACAACTGCTTATAACATCAAAATTGTTAACGAAAAATTCGGAACAATCCTTAATGAGAACTTCATCAATGATGTTCAGTTCAAACTATTTCTCAAGATGATTCACGGATCATTGGAACTTAAAAATTCCTTAACATTCTTCAATGGAGTTGACTTTTTAATTCATATTCCCTATGATAAGTTAGTTGATTCAATAATTACGACTGGTGTAAATACTTATGATATGACGGAGATTGTCAAATCAAAGATTGAAGCTCTGGTCACAAAATAAACCTTAAATTGTTATAATATGAGATTGTTTTTATTTGGTGTGTTTGTGGTACTTATGGCATCTTGCTGTCCAGCAAAGAAGAGTTGTTGTAAGAAAGCTGAAAAAACCTGTCACAAGGTTGAACAAGATAGTTCTTGCCACAAGTAGTTTCCTTGTTCACAAACAAGGTGGTGGAGTCCGATTCATTCGGTCCTAATAAAAGGGAGACATTATTGTCTGCTTTTTTCGTTATTTAGTTATATTTATAAATAAAAAATTATGGAAGACAGAATTAAAAAAACGGTTATGGAAGAGGCCAAGAAAAGAGGGTTATTCTTGGAACAAGATGAGAAAGAATCAAATTCTGATATTACTGAGATGATTTCATTGTTATTTCATTCTCGTACACAAACTCACACATTTCATTTACAGACAGAATCATACGCAGAACACATCGCCTTACAAGGATATTATGATGGTATTGTTCCATTAGTTGATACGATTGTTGAATCATATCAAGGCAAATATGGAATTGTTAAAGGTTATAAGAGTTATCCTTTGGTTGAATATAAAGGAGTTGAAACATCAATAAATTTCCTTAAAAAGACTTGTGACAAAGTAACAGAATTAAGGGATTGTTGTGATGATACTTGGTTTCAGAACGAAGTTGATAATGTGTGTACTTTACTTAACCAAACTTTATATAAGTTAAAATTCTTAAAATAGATGACACCCAAATTACAAAAGATAGTTGATTTAGTTAATGACAAAGGTATTGAGGCCATTGCTAAAATGATGGGTATTGATATTGAAGAATTATTAGATGTATTGTTCAATTCTGATGTAATACAATATATTGATTTTGACCAATACCAACTAATGGATGATACTGAGGTTGAAAACAAAATCTGGACATATCTTTTGAATGATGAAAGCACTTATAAAAATGCAATAGAAACTATAGGTAATAGTTTTAGTGATATTAGTTTTGATGGTAAGGATTATTATTATGAAGTTAGAGACAAAGAAGATATGGCTGATTATTTTAGTGATAGTGGTAGAGATGTAAGTTCATATGATGTGGCAAAAAGAGTATTCAAGGAAGATTATGATGAAATATTCACTACTGATTGGAAATATATTGATTTAATGGATAATGTTTATGATGAATTAACCAATGAAAACAAACAATATTTACGCAATAGAATAGTTGAAAATTACGGAAAAGATTTAATAGGCGTGCCAATTAAAAATGTAACTGATGTAATTGAAAGAATTGGGACTGAGGATGAAAATGGTGATTATGAATTTTATATTACAAACGAGAATGTTATGGATTTATTCAGTGACAATGATACTATGACTTTTCTTTTTGATAATTATTTGGATGATGTAGCCGAAAAACTACACTCAATGTATGATAGTGCATATAATGAGACTTATTATGATGAAGTAAGTAACAATGTATGGGAAGAATTAGAATTTGGTGTTATTGACCCTGGTAACGAATATGGTGAGGAATTTTATTATAACAAAAAAAAATATACCAAATTTAAGGTAACTAAATCACTACCAAAAACAATAAAACAATTTGTAACCGAAGCAGATCATTGTGATAGTGTTTTTAACTATGGAAGTTATGATTACTTGATTAAAGGTTTATTTAGTTGTAGTATTTGGGAGCGTCTAAGTTTTAGAATACCAGATTACCCAAACTATGCTTCACTTAAACAAAACCTTAATTCCTATTTAAAAGAATACCTATAATTACCAATATTTAATTGGTCTACCATTTTTCATTAAAAAATTTGGATAATAATTTGGAGTTGTATCACGACACACAAGACTTGGACGTTCCTTTAAAAGAAAATCAAAAAACTGAAGAAACCAAATATCAATCTTATCAACAAAAGAGTCATCTTCATTCAAACCATACATTCTTTCACTTAATTCAGTAAAAGTTATTTTCTCACCAGTTTCGGAATCAATGGGGTTTGATATTTCAAAATCAACATAGAAGTCCATTTCATCCCCACCATCATTTTTAATCTCTAAATCTAATACTTTGGTCTTGAATTCAAAATTTTCAAAACTAAACAACTCCAATTTTTTTAATTCATCCATAAAAATGTCATAATCTTTTGGTGATATAAAAAGTTTCTGTACAACATCAATTTGTTGTCTTGCCACTACATCGGCAAAAAAATCAGGGTCATAAGCCATTTTAGAAAACTTGAATAGTGGTTCTTCAACATGGGATGACAATGTATATTTGGCAAAAGATAATTTATTTGGGTTACTAGGAATCCAAATTATTCTTTGTTCTTCTTCATCAAATGTTGGGGTTAGAATAAAACCATTCAAGTCTATTTGTTTTTCACCACCCTTTAAGTACTTATAAAAGTAAAAATCAAGTAGTGAATCTGCTTTTCGTTTCATTATTTTTTTTATATTATAAATATAAGATGATAAGTTAAATATTTATATTAATATATAACCAATTATGAGGAAAATAACACAAGATAAGAAGATAATTGAACTTTTAAGAGAATATAATAATAAGTTTGGACCAAAATTGATTAAGGAAAACAGAGATATCCAAGTAATAAATTTATTGAGGGAATATAACTCAAAGTATGACTTATTAAATGAGAACAAGGATAAAAAGGAAGAGGAAAGAATAAATACTCTAGTTAAAAAACTTGGATTAAATCCCGAAACCGCTAAGGTATTCAATGAGGTGGGGAAAAAATTAGCAATACAATTAGCTAACACATTACTGAAATCTAGTTTTAAATATCTTAGAAGTGTTTCGGAAAAAGAAGTTACTGATAGTGAAATATTAGTAGTAGCAAAAAGAGAAATGTCTAAAGTCTTTCCAAATTGGGCTAGAGAAAACCTAACATCAATAATGGATTATGTTAGAGCACCAAGAAGTATTGGTGGTCTAGAGAATAATATAGAAAGTGTTAAGAATGAAAATTTTAGTGAAATATACAGACTATCACAAGATTGGCACAAAAACTTAAATATCGGTGACGATAAAATGGATTATGAAGAAAAACATCCAATTATTCTTGATTTCCGTAATCAAAATGGTATAGGATATTATTGGGCAGATTTGGAAACATATAACTCCCCAGAAGAATGTGAAAGAATGGGGCATTGTGGGAGAAGTTCCAAAGGTAGATTACTCTCATTAAGAAGTTACAGATTATATCCAGGAACTGACATAAAATTAAACAAAAGTCATTTAACCGCAGCAATTGGGGACGATGGTATATTATTTCAATTAAAAGGACCAAAGAATTCCAAACCAAAAGAAGAATATCACCCATATATTTTACCATTGTTTGATATGATAGATGACGGTGATGAATATTTCATAACTGGATTTGGTAAAGAATATGCTTCACAACAAGATTTTAGATTGGAAGATTTACCACTAGAAACCTTGAAAGCGATTTATTCAAAAAGACCGGATATATTCAAAGGTAATCGTAGGTTAAAAGAAAAAATGAAGGAATTAGGTATTGAAATTGAAACGGAAGATTTACCAACAGCATTTCAAATTGAAATAGGGGCTGAAATACTTACTTACTACATTTATGGGGATGAAGTTGCTTACGATAGAACAGGATATGGTAGTAGGAGACAAATTATGTTATCTGAAATAGTAGTGTTAAATGATTATGAAGATATGGCATCTTACATTGACATTCATCACGATTATTCACCAGGGACTATATCAAATAGACAATCGGAATTATACAGAATTGAAAATATATTAAATAATTATGTTTATGATGGTCTTAAAAGTCAGATGAAAAGAATGATTATTGACGATATTGTAAATGTTCAAGGTGCTAGTGAGGAAGATAAAATAAAATATGAAAACAAACCACTCTCAGAATTATTAATTGATACTGAAATGGGTGAGAGTATATTGTATTATTTATATGACATCCAAAGACAATTGTTAGTGGATAAAGGTCTTGGTTTATTTAAAGAATCATTAAAAAATACACTTAACAAATATGTTGAAGACTACTATAATGGACATATTATATTTGGTAAAAATGATATTACTATAGTTGGTGATTTAGCCGAATTGGTTGATGTGGGCAATCCAGAGGTTTTAAAAGCATATGATGATGTTGAATATGACTTTGATGAAATTTATGTTGATATGGTATTTGATAAATTAGTACAAGAATACATTATCCCAAAACCATATTGGAATAAACCAGATTTAAACACCATTGAATTGGATAACGATAGATTCAATGAAATGTTAAATGAAATATTAAATGAACTTGAAGATAGATAAAATATGAAACTAAAAGAACAATATTACGAAAATAGCATTGTCAGACTTCTTAAAGAATATAATGACAAGTTTGGAACTTTAATAACTGAAGCCAAAAATGTTGATACTTTGGTTAAAGTATTTGGAATGTCAGAAGACAAGGCCAAACTATTTGAAAGTATATTCAAATCCAACACAATTTTTATGGCTAATAAAATTGGTGAATATTATTCTAAAATATTGATGCCAAATACATATCCAACAGTTAAAAGCGCGTTATCTGACATTGATTTACAAAATGAAGAAATAAACAGACAATACATGATGATAAAAGATTATATTACATACGAATTAAGTGGAAAAACAAAATCATTAGAAAAATTAAATTTGGAGGATATTAGAATCTTAGCAACAGAATGGGAAAAAAATAGTGGTAAACATAATTACAAAGAAAAAGAAGAAAATATTATACCAGGATTAGATTTTCGTGAAAATGGGATAGGATATTATTGGATTGACCTAAAAGGAGATTATTCAGAAGATGAATGCAATAGAATGTCACATTGTGGTAGAAGTGATAAAGGTACATTATATTCTTTAAGAAGTTACAAATACGCACCAGGAAAAAAATATACACTAAATGATAGTCATTTAACCGCAGCAATTAATGGTGATGGTATAGTATATCAATTAAAAGGAAAGAATAACTCCAAACCAAAATCAGAATATCACAAATATATCATACCACTTTTACAACTTAAATTAGATGATGGGGGATATTTCATTAATTATTTTGGTAAAGAATATGTGACTGGGAATGACTTCAAATTAACTGACTTAACAGATAATGAATTTTTAGAATTATACAAAGAAAGACCTGATTTATATACTGGAGTTAATGATTATAAAAAATTACAAGAACTTGGAGTTACAAGTAGATTTAATTTTAATACAGAATATTATATTAATTTTGATTATAGTATAGTTCATACTTTAATTAAAAATGACACAAAATTGTATCAACAGATTTCAAATAATTATTATAACACTAAAAGAGATGTTTACTTATCTGAAGTTATATTAAAAACCTTTCACAATGAGAATTATTTTGAACAATTTAATGATTTTGTAATTGATAATTTGGATTTTATACATTGGTTTGAAGCAACAGAATATATTAGAGATGAAAATAAAAATAAAATAATTGAACTCTTAAAAATATTAGCTAAAAAAGAAAACAAAGAATTTGTTGAAGGTAGTATAAATGATATGATTGAATCATATGATATACGTGAGGACATATCATATGCTATAGAACAGGCTACCACACAAACTATGTTAGAATCGGCAAGAGAAGAATATAAAGATTCATTGATTGTAACTTTAGAACATTATGGGTATGTTAATGATGAACAAAGGGATGAAGCTATAATAATAGAAGGTGACCTAACAAACCTAGTTAATGTTAATAGTGATACTGTATTACAAGTGTTTCAAGAATTTGAAATGAACTCTGATCAAGATGGTTATCTTGTTGCAGATGTATTTTATGGATTATTAGATAATAAACTAATTGATTTACCAACTTGGTCTTATCCAACAATAGATTTAGATAGAAATCAATTCAATTTTTATCTTAGAAAGATTTTAGACAGAAAGCTCAAAAGCAACTCAATTAATGAAAATTATAGTGATAGAGATGTTATAAACATTTTGAAAGAATATAATGAAAATTTTGGATTATTAACTGAAGATAAACAAGAGGAGAGATTAAAAATCTTAACTGAAAAAATTGGGATGAAACCAGGATTAGCAGAAACATTCGACCGAGTGTGTGGAAAAACTTCTGTTTGGATTGCTAACAAATATCTTAAAATGTACTATGATAACAATATCGATTTAATTAATTATGGTATGACTAAAGCGGATGTTTTAAATGCAGCTAAGAAGAAAATAAATGAATTACATCCCCAAAGAATAATACCGGTTTTAGTATCAATAATGGATTATAATCGAGCGCCAAAAAGTGTTGGAGGTTTAGATAATAAAATTACAAGTCACTACGACAAAGAAACTAGTATAACTGATATAATTACAGACGCAAAGATATGGCACGATAGTTTAAATATTGGTGATGGTGCAATCAATTATGAAGAAACCCACCCAATCATTATTGATTTTAGAAAAGATGGTGAAGGATATTATTGGGTTGACCTAGAAACAAACAATTCAGATGAAGAATGTCAAAGAATGGGACATTGCGGAAGAAGTTCATATGGATATCTATATTCATTAAGAAGTGATAAAAAGTTACCAGGTGGGAAATTTAAAATAAACAGAAGTCATTTAACAGCATCTATAGGAACAGATGGTATATTATATTAGTTAAAAGGTCCTAAAAATTCAAAACCAAAAGAAGAATATCACAAATATATTTTACCATTATTTGATGTTAGAGAAGCTGGTGATTATTTAATCCAAGGTTTTGGATCGGAATACGCATCAAACCAAGATTTCAAAATTTCAGATTTACCTAACGAAACAATAAGAAAACTTTACAATGAAAGACCTAAACTATTCAACAGAAGAAGTTTGCAAAGTAAGTTAGCCCAAATGGGTATTATTGAAGCGAAACTATTTGTTACAACATTTACAATAGAATTTGACTCAAGTGATATTGGTTATTATTTGGGAGGTGATTATCATTATAGTTCATATATTTTTAAAACTCCAGCAGGAAATGATGCGAAAAGAAAAGTATATTACTATGAAAAAATAATGAGTGATGATGTTTGGGATATGTATCGAGGTGATGGTGGTAGTTGGAAAGATAATTTATATTATGTTGATTCCGATAACGAAAGTAAAATCAGAGAAATGATTAATGAAACTGATGAGAATATTAGTTTGAAAGAAATGATTGAACAATATGATGACACTGACGAAATTAAAAATGCAATTAATGACGCTATGAGTGATATTGAAAGTGATGAATATGCTCAATATTTGAGAGACGCATTAGAAACCGCTTTAAATAAATTGGGTAATGTATTTGAATTTAGTAGTGAGAAAATCAAAATGCAAATTGATTTAAAAGACCTCTTTAGTGATAATGATATTAATGATTATTTTGAAACTTATGAAGACTGTAATGATGACCCCAAATGTCTTTTTGGTGCTTTACTTGATGAGGGTTCTATTGATAAACCAATACCAAGCTTTTATGATTATTGGTATGCGGATATAGATGAAGAGTTGTACAATGATAGACTGACAGATAGATTAAATGAAATTTAACCAACCATATAAAGTTGAAACTAATCCTGGTATTGGATTTTCATTGGGGGTGAGTCATAAGTTTTAATAATAAAAAACCCCACTCAAAAGGGTGGGTGTTTCTTGTTGTTATTTGTTTTTTACTATTTCTGCATATCTATATAGTTTTTCAGATGACATTCCATTTTCTTCCAAAGTTTTAATAAGTTCAAAAATTTCTTCACCCAATCTTAAATCAGTATCACTATCACCAAAAGGTAATATTTGAGTATCTACTTCATTTTCTGGGAAATATATAAGATATTGATTATCATATCGATCCCAATGTAAACTAATCCCACTATCAGTTTTTTTACTTACAAATTCTTTACCCTTACTAATATTTGTATTCTTTTCAGCAAAGTATTTATCGTATTTTGATTTTCTATTATCGTGTTCCTTAACTCGTCTTCTTATTTCTCTAATTATTTTATCACGCTCGTTATCTTTGATAAAAATCACGAATATAATATTTTTATCTTTATTTTATCCCAATGTCCAAATCTCACAATTTTTTTGGTTAAACTGTCAATATCTTTACCTTTAAACCAATCACCAAAACCAAGTTCATCAGCAAAATTATTTACCTCTAAATCTGATAAATTAATTAGATACATACTTAACACATTTGCTTTAGCTTTATCAACCACATCCTTTTTAACACCAATATCCTGAGAATCATAAAGCATTAATCCAAGTTTAACATTATTAATATTCTTACTTCTTAATAAATCAATTAATTTACTCTCATCGTCATCTTCATTGATTACCCTCTTCACCAATCTAACCAAATCTTGTTCAGTTAATCTAACAATTCTTTTCATTCTTTTTTAAAATAAATATCCCCAAACATTTTAAATTATAAAACCAATTACCTATCTTTGTTTAAAATTAAAATCAAAAATTATGAAAGAATTATTAATTTATGTTTTAGCTATGATATTAGGTGTATCAATAGTAATATTATGTGTTAAATTATGTGGTTATCAGGAGACTCTTATTATGGGTCTTGGTTTTGTTATTGGTAAATTATTATTAATTGATTTAAAAAAACAATAATATGAAATACGATATAATTAAAACAGAAAACTATCTACTTGTTGTGGATGATTCAGAAATTAAAGAAGGGGATATAGTATTGGAAACTTATGTGGATGGTACAAATGGATTGGAACAGATTGACACATTAAACGATATACATCCCCTAGTCCATAAAAAAATATTGGCACATTTACCATTAAGTGCCAATAATTTGAAAAACATTCCACTACTTCCACCACTTCAAGAAGATGAATATGAGAAATCAATTTCCGAAAGTTGTAACAAATCAATTTCCAATATTCTTATGATTGGTTATAAGAAAGCCAAGGAGAAATACAAATACACAGAAGAAGATTTACGGAAAATATTTTCAAGGGGTTGGGAACTTAGAGAAAGATATAATGGTTCTGATAGAAATGGATATGAAGAAAATTATCCATCAAATTGGAAAGATATGGACTACGAGGAAAGACAAGAATGGTTTTATGAACAGGAGTTAAAAACCTTAACAAAATATCCAATTGGTTTTGAATTTAAAATGGAAACTAAATTTGAATGGGTTGGAAATTATATATATTAAAAAAATACAACTATGAACAAATTTGAGATATCCGTTATAGTAGGAGACAATACTAAGAGCTTCAAAGTTTTTGCTGGTAATTTTGAAGCAATTAATGGTCTCTATAGATTTTGGTATAAAGATGAAACCGTTGCTTGTTTTCCGATTAACTTTACCATAATAACAAACATTGAAAAAATAGAAGAAGATTATGAATAAACTAACTAGTGATACATACAAATTAACCAGGGAAAAAGATAATAGAATTCTTGGTGGTAGAGTTGTTAAATTCGTTGAGTGGGATGAAGATGGAAGATTCTCCAAAGTTCACGATGAACCAGCAATAGGAAGATCAGTTATTCTTGAACCCCATTTATTCACATACACCTGGTTAACCACAGAGATAACCTCATTTGAATATGATGGTAATGTGTTAAAGTTTGACACAAATAATTCAAAATATATCTTGGAGAAAATAAAATCTGAATAAAAGTTTTAGTTCTTGGAACTAAATGGGTTTATGAAAGGTATTTGATTTATGGACTACAAAAAAATATAAAATAAAAATTATGGAAGAAAAATTAGAATTTTGGTATTGTATTATAGGAGCAATAGATAGAAATGGAGTTCCTTTTGGAGGAGATTTTCCTTTAAGAGAATCCGTTTAGGATAAATTTATTGAAATGTTTGGGCGTGAAGCTGATAAATGTAGTTCAGGTTGGGGATTGAATCTTTTAGTTGAATCTGTCATTTCTCAAATACTAAGGCTTGAAACAACAGATCCATCTGGTAAAACTCTTGAAAAGATAATTGAAACTCTTGATGAAAATACAAAAAGATTAAAGGAAGAAGGATGGTAATTTGTTATTATTGGTTCACAAAAAAAATATAAAATAAAAATTATGGAAGATAGAATATTAATCAATGGTGTTTGGTATGTTAGAGAAACAGAACCTAAAACCGAAACAAAAGAAATTGAAGTAATTGATTTCATTGGATCAATCTGTGAAACTGATGATTATGTATGGAAAGCATCCAGACTCTATAAAGATGATGGTGAAACATTCTATGAGGGTTTTGATATTGAATTTACTGACAAAACAACTCTTCCTTGGAAAGAAGAACATTGGGATAATATGAATTGGTTTAAAGGTGTATTAGAAGATAACCCAGAATCAATTAAAGATGCTATTCGTTCAATTCATCGTTCAATGGATGATGAAGGTATCAAAGATTTCAAATTATTCTTAAACAAATTGAAAGATAAAGGTTGGTGACACTAAAGGGAATTATAAAAAGTGATGGATCTGTTGAAACTCCTGATGGTAAAAATTTTATCTTACCAATAAGAGGAACTGATGAAAGTGGATTTCCAAAAGTTTTAATTGATGTGACATCTATTGGTGGTAGTGGAATTGTTAAAAGACAATCTATTAAACCATTTATTGGTATGGAAGTTGAGTTTATAACATATAATGGAACTGAGGGATATAATTTTAACATAGTATGAAACCAAAAATAAAAGAATTAATTAAAACCTGTGATGTATGTCCATCTCAATGGCAGGGAACTTTTGAGGATGGAAGAATGTTCTATATTAGATACAGATGGGGTAATTTCAATGTCTATGTCAGTAAAGAACCAACAACCAAAGTATTTGACGCTGTTAGTGGTGAAAATATTCTATCCATAGATAATCACGGAGAACCATTTGATGGTTATATGGAGAATGAAACAATGTTAAACCTTATAAAAGATATTATTGATTATGAACAACCACATTGAATATAGTGTATTGAAATTCAGACCTTCAGCCATATTGGATGAACGAGTGAATATTGGACTTCTTATTCTATTGAATAAAGAACTAAAATTCATTTATCCAAAAACATTAACAAGATTAAAATACCTATTTCCAAATGTTGATTTGAATAGAATCAACATTTGGATAGAATCATTTGAAAATCGTGTTAATCAATTTCAATTATTAGATTTGGATTTTGAATCCATCAGAGATAATCATCTATTAATAATTGATGATAATAGCATATTCTTTGGTTCTAAATTAACCACCCAAACAAACAATCAAGATAATTTTATAAAACACTATACCGATAAATATTTTTCCTCATATGAACAAAGAAGAAATGGATGAATTCCTCCAGTCAATTGGGGGACTTAAAAATGGTATGTATAATGACCAACCACCAATTACAGATTCATATTTCTTTGAAGTTGATTCAGGTTGGTTTCCTCTTATCAAAGACCTTATCACCGACCTTATTAATCTAGGTTGGAATAAAGAAGTATGTCAAGTTAAAGAAAAATTCGGAGGAATCAGAATCTATATCAATGATGGATCAAATGAAGTATTCAACCGAATTCATAAAGCCGAAAAAGAAAGTTTTACAATTTGTGAAATTACTGGTAAGGTTGGGGAACTAAGAACCGACATTCCTTGGTTTAGAACATTGTCAGACGAAGAATATTTTAAAATCAAAAAATAAATAACAATGAAAAAAGAATTTGTCCCTTATGGAATCGCACTCCAGTTGAAAGAACTAGGTTTTGATGAACCTTGTCTTGGTAGATATTATTACAAGGAATCATATCCTATGTTAAATCCTCAGTCAGAAGAAACGGAACTTGTTTTTGAATTTGGTCAATATGCTAAACAGACAGAGGTGACAATACTAGCACCAACATTCTCACAAGCATTTAGATGGTTTAGGGAGAAGTATGAGTTAAGAAATTCTATTACTGATTTTATTGATGATAAAACAGGAATTGACTGGGATTATGCAATTGCCATCATTGGAACTGATTTAGATGAAAAAGGTAATTACAAGCCTCTTGTTGATTATTCAATAGATGATGAAACTAGAAAATTCAAAACCTACGAAGAAGCAGAACTTGCTTGCCTTGATAAATTAATTGAATTAACAAAAAATAAATAACAATGGAATTCATACCCTACACTCAAGCCCTAGAACTTAAACAACTTGGATTCAACGAACCTTGTTGGGCTTGGTATAATATACCTGACGAAGATGTTAGGTATTGTTACTCAGAGGGCAGAAGCCCAATTACAAACATTCAAGAAGAATGGGATGCCAAAATTGATGGTAAACCAGTTGAGAACATTGGATTACCAACATTCTCACAAGCATTCAAATTTATCCGTGAGAAATATAATCTTATTGGACTAGTTGAGGGTGGTTATGATAATGGTAAAAATATATTCACATATGTGATTTGGGAGGGATTCAAAGATATCATCACTGATGATTATTTTGAAACACCAGAAGAAGCTGAATTAAATTGTTTAAATGAACTTATAAAAATGTTAAAAGAAAATGTTAAATAAACAGACAGCGGTAGAACAATTCTTTAAAGACCTTTGCGATTTAGGTTTCATTGAATATCCTGATGATTCTCTATTACAAACCAAATATAATGAAGCCCTCGAACTGGAAAAGGAACAAAATCAAAATGAGTTTGAAAGGGGATTTACAAAATGTGCTGATACATTACAAAATATTTTAAATAAAGGATTAAAATAATATAAAAAATATGAATTCATTAAAATGGTTGAAATCACAATTGGAAAACAATTACGGAAACCCCCACCAATGTGAAATAGAATGGAAAGACTTGGATGAACTATTAAAACAAGCCGAGAATCTAAATGATATCAAAGGAAAAATATTTGAAGTTACAGAAGAACATCTAAAGTTACTTAAACATTCTCACATTATGTGGAGAGCGTCAGAATATGGAGCGCCAATGATTGATCCCAAACGACCTTATGGTAATACCTCAGTAGAATCCGATATAGCGGAAATATTGGGGTGGGACAAGGAAGATAGTCAAAGAGCTGAAAAGATTCACAGAGAACTCGAAATAGTCCTTCAGATAGTACTAGTGACACAAACATTTGAACCAGGATTATATAACATAAGAAATGAATACACAACAGACTGGATAAAATTATAATATGATATTAACACAAGTAATTTTTTTAATACACGATATCAATGATATCAAGGTATATTTACCATAGGCACCAAGAAAAGGTGAAACATTTGTATTCCCATTTGTAAAATCAGGTATAATGGATTTCAAAATCAAAGACATTGAATGGGTATTTGATGAATGTAATAAGTTCACTAAGATTAGAGTTTATTTAGAAGAATAATAGTGGGGATTAATAATTAAAGGTGATAGGTTTAACTTATCACCTTTAATTATTTATGATATTTATATTTATGCGAAACTTAATTAGAAAAATACTGAGGGAAGAAAACGAGAATGTCCCAAAATCTAAGATGGAAAAACTTATTGAAAAACTTGGGATTATATCCACAGTTAAATCAGTTGGTTTGGATAATATTTTGGATATATTAGATACCACAGCAATTGATTTATTTAAAGACTTCATCCTTGACAAAGAAGTTTCAACAAAAAAATTAAATAAAAGTGAAGTAGGGCCATATGATTTTAATTTTGTTATTAAAGACATTGTTTATACTGATGATATTTGGGATATATATGTTAAAATATTAGATGGTTCTGTAATTTTAGATGATGGAGAATTTGATTTATGGGACTCTGATTTATGGCAACAATACTGGTGGTGGGAAGTCCAAAATGAAATTAGTAGTATAATTGTTTTTTCCTACCTTAAACCAATGATACCAAAAGGTGTTGAATTCCAAATAACTCATAATTTAGAATGAAACTAAAAGAAACAATTAGAAGAATACTGAGGGAAGATTTATCTAAGACTAGTAATTTTGATACTATACTAAAACATTTTAAATCAATAACACCAAAAAGTTATGAAGATAAAATTGAAGATGTTTTTGAAAAGATAAAAAACTATATAAATGAAGAAGGTTTTAATATCAAAGTATTAAACAATTGTGAGACAGGATTTAAGGGAGTGAGAACAAAAAACTTTATAATAATTTGTTCACCAACAAGTTTTAATACAATATCCGAATTTATTTATATATTATTCCACGAAATACAACACGAAATACAAATGGGTAAATTAAAACAAAAAAACCCAATGTCAGGTGAAATTGAAGATTTTGAAGAACTATATAAACTTTATTGGGAAATGGAAATAGATGCTCATAATTATGGAATGGAATGGGTTAAAAAATTAGGGAACGAGTTGAATCTTCCAAAACAACATTACCAATTAAGTGACATTATTTTGAATTATCCGTCTATGGGGCACTCAATAAGAAATATGATGAAAACATTACATAAACAAATACAACAGATGAAAAGAAAGGGTATGGAATATTCAGATATAGTGGATTTACCAATAGTCAAAAAACATATGGACAAAATAGAAGATTTGTTTTAGTTAAATATAATAAAATGAGAAACTTAATTAGAAGAATACTGAGGGAAGAATCTGAAAAAACCCCAAAGTCCAAAATGGAAAAACTTATTGAAACAATGGGACTAATGTCCTTAATACATTCAATGGGGTTGGATAACATGCTTGACACATTGGAAATAACCAAAGAAGAATTATACCAAAAATATAATCCATTTAAGAAATACTTCACAGAGATTGATTCTTTTCACGATAGATTAATAAATTTTGACACCGATACTTGGATAATACCAAACACACCAGAATTATTAAAAATGATATATGGAGATAGAATAAAAAATGACCCCAAATATATCAAATGGGTTTATCAAGCCAAAAATCTATCTGAAGATTTTACCGATTATGGTGACTTATCCAATCCTGAAAAACTACAAAAAGATTTTGACAAATATGTAAAATCAAATGAACCAAGAGGTGTTGGAAAGATACATCAAAGTATTGGTGATAACCTAGGTGAAACAATAAAAATCCTCAAAAATGATTTCAATATAAATAAAATTAAATATGCCGGTGAAGGTCATTTCGGAATGGCATTTATGGTTGATGATGACAAAATCCTCAAACTAACAAATAATGATGATGAAATTAGAGGAATCAAAAAAGTAATAAATATACAAAAAAAATTGGGAGGAACTGTTCCTGGTGTTATCCATTACTATGATGTAAAATATTACCCAAAATCAAAAGTGTATGCAATCTTAATGGATGAAGTTGAATTATTATCAGAAAAAGATGAAACCGTATATACCGTATTATTTTATGAAGAAGCTAGATATTCAGATAGTACTTTTTGGGACTTATTCAATGGTGATGATGATGAAAGAGATGAAATAATAGATATAGTATCTGAAAGATTGTCAAATCCTAGACCAAAAGATGAACTAGAACCATATGACTTAGATTATAGTGAAATTGTTGATTATATTGAAAAATATGAAGAACTTTTATTAAAATTGGAAGATAATGTTGTCCCAACCGCAGATTTACACGGCGGTAATATGGGAATAAAAGATGGTGAATTAATTCACTTTGATGTAATGGATTTTTAAAATTATGAACCTACAAGAACAAATACAAAGAATTCAAGAAATGATGAACTTAGTCACAGAAGATGAAAAAGTAATCTGTGGTCAATGTAATCATTCTTGGAAATTATCTGATGGTGGGGATGACCCATATTTATGTCATAAGTGTGGTCACGATAATTCAAAAACAGAATTAACCGAAAAATGTTGGAAAGGTTATACCCAAAAAGGAATGAAAACAATGTTCGGAAAAAGATACCCTAATTGTGTTAAAAAAACAAAATAATGAGCCTAAAACAAACAATAAGAAGAATATTGAGGGAAGAAACAACCAAATTGGATAAAGAGTTACACTATCTAATTGCAAATCATAAACATATAGATGATGCAATGAACAAATTAAAAACCATATTCAATGAAAGTCCCAAAAATAATAAACAAAATATATTAAGTTTTATTGAAGAATTTTTAAAAGGTTTAGATGTATTATTTAGACAAATATTCATTAATGCAAAGTATTGTGAATCAACACTTGGGTTACTCAATGAATCTAGGCTTAAACGAATTATAGTAAAGGAAGAGGATATAGATAGAACAGGAATCAATAAGTTCTATGATTATTTCAATTATATGGTTAAGTTATATTACCAAATTGAAAAATCTATAAATGAAATTAAAAATACATCAACCTCAGATAAAGAAACTCTTAAATCAAATATTAACAATTATTATCAATTAATATACAAAGATAATAATTCAATGTTTGAATTAATTAAATACATTAACCAATTACTAGAAAATACTTACAACGACATCACCTCAAATAAAACAACCAAAACATCAAAGAAATTCAATATTGACTGGGGTTCAAAAACAATTGTAAAAAGAAGTAACAACTCAGAAGTTATTTATCTTTCACCACAAAAAGTATTAGAAAGAGTCGGTAAAGATATGGGTTCAAGTTTTGATATCAGAAATCAAGGTGTAAGAATTGGAAATAGACTGGAGAAAGCAATGGAATATCTTAAAAATACAGATGTTGAAGCATATCAACCAACCGCATTATATGTTGAAAATTGGGGATATGATGATAGTGGACAAAAAGTTAAAAACAAAGAACCAAAAATTGGAATTTCAGATGGAAGACACCGACTATTGGCAGCATTTAATCTAGGATTAGAAGAATTCCCATTTGAAATACAAAATCCAAATGAAGAAGATATTAACTACTTAGAATCAAACTTAAAATGAAAATAATAATATCAGAACAACAACTTAAACAACTCATCACTGAGGGAAGATATAGTCAAGTCACAAGAGAAATCAGTATGGACTTAATGAAAGAAATTAAATCCTTCCTCAAAAGTGATGATGAAGAAATTGACTGGGAAAATGAGTATATTCACGAATCATTTGATGAAGAAGTATTTACCGTTGAATTACATCTAACTAAAACTGATTCAGAAATAGCATTTGATATCAGTGGTGGTTATGAATTTGATGATGAAAATTACCTTAATATTATTGATTTTACAATTGATATTAACCCAAAACTATTTAAAGGTAATCAAATAAATAAATTATTGGCGGAATTAAAAGATACAATCAGACACGAAATCGAACACATATCCCAAACCGAAAATCCGGAAAAAGATGTTAGAAATAAGGCGTATAACTCATTTGCACAAGAAGTATTAACACCAAGAGAACTACCAGCATATATCCAAGGTTTTTATACCCAAGCCAAAACAAGAAAAATGTATATGGATGATGTTATTGATGAATGGGCTGACGAAAGAAAAGACAGATTTAAATCAAAAAAAGAAATGAACAAAGTTAAAGATAAACTAATCGAATTCGGAAAAAAATTATTACCTCAAGCAAAATGGAAATGAACTTAAATGAACAAATATATAGAATCCAAGAAATATCCTATACTAATATTTGTTAATGATGATAATAAGTTCTTAACCATAATTGATGGTCATCACAGAGCCCAAAAAGCTGTTAAACAAAAACTTAAAACAATTAAAGCCAAATTAATCCCAATAAATTCATTACCAAAGAATATCAGAAAAGTATTCAAACATATTAAATAACCTTATTATTTTAATGTCCAGTAAAATCCAAAAGATTCTTTTCCTCATTCTCAACAATCAACCTAAGTTGTGATTCAGTTATTATTATTTTCATAGTAATATCTCCCCTTCAACATTTATTTTACTTCTTAATTCTTCTTCAGTGGTTGCATCAGAAAGTGGAGTATCTCTTAAATACAAATCGCCCCCAACTGATTCCAAATTACCCAAACTTTCAATTTGGGTATTATATAAATTCAAATTACCCCCAACTGATTCCAAATTACCCAAAGTTTTAATTTTGGAACTATCTAAATTCAAATTACCCCCAACTGATTCCAAATTACCCAAACTTTCAATTGGGGAATAAGCTAAATTCAAATTACCCCCAACTGATTCCAAATTACCCAAAGTTTTAATTTTGGAACTATCTAAATTCAAATCACCCCCAACTGATTCCAAATTACCCAAACTTTCAATTGGGGAATAAGCTAAATTCAAATTACCCCCAACTGATTCCAAATTACCCAAACTTTCAATTGGGGAATAAGCTAAATTCAAATTACCCCCAACTGATTCCAAATTACCCAAAGTTTTAATTTTGGAACTATATAAATCCAAATCA